ATTTGTCGGTCCAACTGAAGATCCGAGTATAAATTACTATCATTCATCGCATAATGATGAACCAGACTATCAAATCCAAATGGTGGTGTGGTTATCGGTGCTGTATGGGTAACAATCACATCAACATCCAACCCATCAAACCTAACAGGATCAATAAATGGAACCCCTTCGTTATCCCAATAACTGTACCCCAACGTACGATGCTTACGATCAATACTAATCGCACCACCAATAAATAAATGAACCAAACCATCTATCGTTAAGACATCAAAATCTTTAACAAAAACGATGTTTGAATATTTTGGTGGATTGTCCCACACATTAGGATTATCGTGATTACCACGAATAATGTATAGGGTATTATCATTCACAACCAATCGTTCATTTACTCGGTCAAGTAATTCTGATTGTTTATTTATCATACCTATTCCAAAATCACCAACTTGGACAATACTAAAATTATCCAAGCGGTCACTTGCTTTAACAACCACGTTTAGGTCACCGTGAATGTCTCCCAAATATGCTATTTTGTTTCCCATAACAACAAAGGTAATAAGAAAAAATTAAACCATCAAACTTTTTCCAACATAATTTTTACCTCAGCCATTAAGTCCTTGGTTTCAATTACCTTATAATCATCAATCGCTTCGTTAATCCAAACCAAATAACACTTACCAATCTTAATGTTGGTATTCTTCTCAATCAAATGTTTATACAAATTCAACTGAAGAGAATAAGTATTCAATTCACACTCTTCCAAATGAGAGATGGGGTCTTTCATCTTGTTACCATAGTTATTACCAGTCTTAATCTCCTTATTGGTCTTGTAATCCCAAATCTGATATTCACCGGCTTTCTTGTTGTAAAACAATGCGTCAATCTGACCAGCAATACCATATTCCATATCACCAACAACCAATTCCATTTTAACCGGAATTAAGTTAGCCTTGGCCTGATGATAAAACTTTTCAACCATTTTAACACACTTATCAAACGGTTCTCTAATCGGATCCAAACCAAATCGTTTAACCACAGGAACCGGATCATAAGGAAAGATCTTGTTGTTCCATAAGTTTTCAGCATACAAATGGACAGCACTTCCTTTTACCGTAGAGAAGTCACGTTTGTAATCCCAATCCGAGATAACATCCTCAACCTTCAACCCCCTCTTACTAGCATAACTCTCAGCCATACCTTGGGTATCAAACTTATCCTTAAACTTACCAATGAAGGTTGTTACGGATGTTAGTTTTTTACCGTCACAATAATACTCGTGTGGTTCATCGTAATACGTGATACCATTGAACTTAGATAGTTCCAAAAAAATATTTTCCATATTTACTTAATTTCATAATAATACTCATCAATCTTACCCTGAAGTTCGGCGATGTCCTTATCATCGGGTAATCTCAATATTTCAATACGACCGAATAACCTACCGCCATTCAATTCGTGATACAAAGATAATGCATTTTTCCAAGCATCGCCATCCAATGCAATAATTATTTTTCCTTTTGCATCATTATATAACTTATCCATCAGTTTTTGAGATAAATGTTTTCCCAACATAACCACAGGATTATCCAAGAACAACGCATCAAATACACCCTCAACCAAAAAGATATCCTTATTCCAATCAACTCTACTCTCGTTGAAAATAATCTCGTCTTTCGGATAATCAGGATTTCTGTATTTACTCTTTGAGTGTTTGTTCCACGATCTTGCAATATAATAATTCAACTGACCTTCTTGGTCATACGAAGGAATAATAATACGACCCATAAAATCACCCTTATCACAAAATCCAATGTCGTATTTTTCAATCATCTCATCGGTAATGAAACGACTTTTCAAATAATTCATCGCTTCTTTATAAACCGGATATCTCGGATTTGAATCCTTAAACTTCGTATAACTTGGTGGTAATTTAATCTTCGGAACTTTCGGTCTATCAGGTTTCACCTCTTCGGGTGCCAAAATAGAATAAGTCCTCTTTTGTTTCTTCGTTCCCCAAGTATCAAATAATTTACCCAATGGTCCGTGAGTTCCATTATCATCCGAACAACTCCAACACTTATAAACGTGTCGGAAATAATTAACCTCAAAATTCCCTTTATTCCTACCCTCATCACACGCGGGGCAGTTAAACGAGATCTGTCCTTTACTCTCGTAATGAGCACGATACTTACCAAGTACCTCTTCCAATAACTCAACTAACAACTCTGACTCGTCATTCATACGAGCAAAGATAATTCACTTTTTTGACTTTACCAAATTTTTTATGAATTTTGTTATTTTGTGTGGTATATAACAAAGATAGAGTAGTGGAATTATCACCCACATTACGACCAAATACCCTCCTGTTTCATATAACCCAAAACACAACAATAAGCATCACTCATATCATAAACTTCCTTTTTCAAAGTATTGTTTTTGGTGTATTGCCAAGTTATCTGAGGTTCTCTTTTTGCCACCAATTCCCAAATGATATGTTTCTTATCAATATCTTTTGGAAGACCACCGAATAAAACAAATTTCTTCTTATCATTTTCTTTAACTAATTCGGGAAACGCACATTTTCTTGAGTTGTAGGTTGTTATATAGTCGGGAACCAACCCAAGAGTATCATAAATTAGTTTCGTAATAAATGAATTAAACCTCAATAAAGTTCCAACAGTGTAGATGTTATTACTATTCAACAAAGGTTCTTCAATTATAACTTTAGTAATACCCAAATCTTTATAATCATTTAACTTAGTTTGAAAGGTCTCCGCCTTATCCAAAAGTTCGTGAATTTTATTTTCTCTTTTTACTTTTGTTTTCGGTGAAACATGTGTCAATTCTAATAACTCGCTCGTTTTAATATCAAAAAGTGCCCACCCAATTGTGCTAGTAGAAATATCCAAACCAAGAACTTTTGGTGAATTCTTTAAATCTTTTCCCATAAAATAGTTTTATAACTTAAAAATGTTAAATTTTCATTAAAAATCAAGCTTAATTACAAATTGTTGTAATCCTGTTCTTTTTGTTGGTGATTGTAGCTTAGATATTAACATTAAATCTTTGTTAGAATCATACAATCCGATCTCGGTGACATAAGGTGTGTATGTCGTATTCCAAGTTGGATTAGAACTCTTTTGGAATTGTTCTTGTGTTAAATTAACCTCATACTTCATTTCATATATTGTTGCGGCAATATCGGTTTTAATTGTACCGTAGAAGAAAATCTCATCACCAAATTGAATACCTTGCTGTGTTGGTGATGGGTTTGTCATATAATCCGACAAATAATATGATGGTGCATTATTATATGATGTTTCATCAATAACAAACGTTGTTCCTGTAATACCCGCAGGTGTTAAATAAATACCATTCTTTGTAATTCCCGAAGTAACGTCTATATATCTCCAATTTGTCGGTGTTGGTAACGCACCATTTGATGTCTTTTGGACCAACAGATACATTTGATTAGCATTAAACCCTGAACAAGATGATGTTGGGCTTCCATTCATAAATGGGAACTCATTACCAAATCTTACAGATACGTTAGCAACATCGTTCTCGGGATCACCACTGACTTTGGAATAGATATTACAATGTAATGAATTGGTAAAAGTTCCACCCGTAGAGTTAAATCTATACGTCACATACATCGTATCGGAACTTGATGTTAAAACACCCGTAGAACCTTGTCCTCCACCCGCACAAACGTTAGGAACTATTCTTGATACTTTGGGTACCGGTAGTGTCCAAGACCTGTTAGAAGCATAAGACATCGCAGCAATAATCTCTTGATCATCAAATACAACCATCTTATGATCGGGAAATACCTTACCAACACGATTAGGAATACCATTACTATTTGGTTTATTATCCCACAAATCGTAATATCTAATACCGGGATTATTCATGTCGGTATTTTTAATAGATGTTAAATATTTTACCTCGGCAAGATTAGCTGATGTAAAACCTGTAGGATCAATATAGAAAGTTTGACCGATCGTTCCACCACTATTTTTATGCCACATCAACCAAGGAATTTCAACACTAAAGTTTCTTGCTAACCCTGTTGGATCTGCATCAACATCATAAGGTTCTGTTGCAAACTTCTCACCATAAAAATTATCAATAGATTGATTAGTATAATGAACAATAGCGATTGCTCTTTGCATTTCGGGATCAACATTAATTTTTTCCGAGAATGAATTATAGTATGATGTTCCAGTATTGACTGTTTGTCCCGATGATGATTGATATCCTAAATATTCTTTTGTTCCTAAATAACCAACAGTTCCATAATTCTCATAACTATTATTAAAACCATTGATATATCCTGCAAAATTCTCACTCCAAACTATAGACATATTCCAAACCTTTGGATAATCCTGAGAAATATCACAAGGTGTTTCAAAATTAATAGCGTCCGTACTCCAATAATATGATGGTGTTTCTGAATCGTAGAACGGTGTAAAAGTAGATGGGTAATTTATCATTCTACTTGATGAGCAAGTGAATGCTGTATAATTTGGTAATGTTCTATCTACCACAACGTTTCCTGTACTCGCACTTTGAACACGATAAACAAACATGGGTGATCTTCCTGTAATTGTTCCACAACCCGAATTGTTGGTGAATAAGAATAAGAATGTTCCCGCAGAAATCGTACTTGTTGTTCCACAACCATCACTAACACCACGTAATGTTGTTCCACCACTTAATGTTGATGCGCGATATTGTGAATTAATCGTATATGAACTTGTTGTAAAAGCACTTGATCCACTGAAAAACCCTAATGGTTCTGCAGTATTAAAAACTTGTGTTGATTGTGAAGCGTTAAACGGTATTCCATATGTCAATCCACTACTTCCCGCCAAATAGAAAGGATATTTAACATAGTTTTTTGTGCTTTGAGGCGATCCTGTATTATTTTGGTCATTAAAGTTTGGTTGTAATACGTTACCATTCTTTTGGTTAAACCCTGTGGCACAACCATAACACACTTCGGAATCTCCGACTTGAAAATAACTAATGTTAAAATTACCTTGTGATAATTTATTTCTACCAGCATCCGTTAAGATACTCGTAATTAAAGCTGAAGTTGATTTTATTATATACGACATATCTATAATTATTATGAATTAGTAATTTGAAATTTGAGCACCGAATGGATTAGAAATTGCAATACCCATTCCAATTACTTTACAATCTATTATTCTTCTTTGAGTAAATCTTACATCCACATTTACATTAACATTTATGTTATTCCTACAAGTTGTAGAAATATAACCATCTCTTGTTATTGTTGCGTTATAGTTAGCATTATATTCAATAGTAACAACATCGTCCTTTTGAATATTAAATGAGGATCTTATATATGTTAAATCACCCTTAAATTCTCTATTCGTTAAATTACAATAAGAAGGCATCGGGAAATTAGTTGTAGGATCTGTAGTAATTGTTTGTGCAACACCATTTACCTTAACCACCGGAGTTACATTAAATGTATAAGCAAATCCTGTTTGAACGTTTTGATATGTGAATGATTTTTGAATAGTCAAACCAACCGGTATTGTCGCACCTACAGGAATCTGATCGGTACCTAAAATGGTATATTTACGATACCCACTACCTTGTTGAACAAAAGAATTACCAGGTCCAATTGGTGGGAAATTATTTTGTTGTGAATCCAACCTTGCCGTTAATTCATAGGTCGTTAATGGCTGACTACCAACAACCGCAGTTGTACTAACAACATTGTTATCATCATCCTTCAATCTAACTTGATAGGTACCATTTGAAAGCCCTGAGAAATACGGTGATGCTTGATAAGTTAAACCACCATTTACTGAATATAAATAAGGTTGTGTTCCACCATTTCCAATCACCAAGATTGCACCATAATGTGTTGATGGTGTAGCATAACAAGTGTCATCGGTAATATTCACACTAACCGTTGGTGTTGATGCCGTACATGTTCCCGTAACAACAACAGCAGTACTGAAAACAGGATAACCACCAACAATCCAACCACTTGTTGGAACGATAGAGGTTGATGTTGAATATATTTGTGTCGATAAATATGTGTTTTGAACCAAATCCCATCTAGTACCTGACCATCTAATATTCCACGTTCCTCCACCTGTAGACGCACTCCACGATTGTCTTCCATTTACGAAATAAGTAGAGTTAAACGTCACAGCCGAAGTAATAGCATCACTTTGTAATGTTAAACAAATGGTCGGTACCACTGCAGGTGTTGTGCTAGGTGTAATTGTTGGGGTAGGCGTAACTGTTGGTGTTGGTGTTAAACTAATGATCGTACAAGTTGTTACCGCAGTATAATCACCATAATAATCTACCGTAGTCGCAACATAATCACCCGGTAACAATCCAACTCTATACGTTCCCGTACCACCATCGGACCAAGTTGTGGTATATGGTGCCGTTCCACCATAAATGGTTAAAGTAATTGTTCCATCGGGTGTTGTTGATGACGATGCACTAGTACCCGAACAAGATACCGTTAAATCCACAACATTATTAACCTTACAATCTGATATGATTGAAGGTCTTAATGGTCTTGTACCCGTAGCACTTAACGTATTAGTTGTTGATGGTGTGTTAGACGGTGTTGTATTAGGTCTTCTCGTATTAGAAGGGGTAATACTCGGTGTTGGTGTCATAGTCGGTGACGTTGTTGGTGTTGGTGTTGGTGTAGGACAAGCAATTGCGGTTACCTCACCACCACCATTATAACAAGATTGACAATTAGAATATAATCCCGATAAATAACCTTGTATTGTTCCAATAGTTCCCGAAGGATAATATTGATAACAAGAACCCGAATACCTATAAACGGGTGTTGGGTATTCTGAAAGATCCAAAACTTTAACATTAAATGTTTTTACATCGGACGCATTACAACAATTTACAAAAGTAGTTGCTGTATAAACAACCGTTTGTGATGCAGCATACTCATTACACGCAACACAACTATTAAATGATGTATAACTTAAAGTATCATTTGCCGAAGTATTTGTTGAAATACTATTAGCCGAGTAACATAGATTATCATCACCCGTTCCATTAAAGAACGCAACAACACCTGTCGGAAATGTTGAAGATTCAATGAACCCTTCTCTAATTGCTGTTCCGTTACACTGAACAAACTTAACTCTAACTCTTCCCGATGAGTTACAATCCGTACAATTATTAAAATATGGTGTAGAAGGAAAAAATAATTGTGGTTGAGTGTTAGTAACATCCCAAGAACCACCATCCGTCCAACAACCAGTTCCAAGTCTTATAACCTGACCGGGAACAAACACTTGGTCATTAACCACCGCATACAGTTGGGCTGAGGGGTTACTACAAAAATTAAATAATCTATTTCTAAATGCCATACTAATAAATAATCATTAAGTCGTTTTTTTTTTATGGACATGAAGGATCTCCACAACCACCACCAATAAGAGTTATTGTCTCACCACCAATGTCAATAGCCTGATTTGCGGAAGTTAAAGTGTCATCAAATTGGTAACATTCCGGACCTAATACTGTAATTTGAATAACATCACCATTATTATATGATGATAGATCTTGATTATAAATTAATCTAGTTTCTGCAGGATTGTTACATTGTTTCACAATTCTTGGTTGATATGGTGTTGATGCTGTAAACCAAATATTAGTCGTTCCGGGATATGTGGTGTTGTAAGGATATTCAATCGACGTTCCTTGATCCAATTGATAATAATCATTCTTATTTGTAGATATACTATTACCCGTCCAAACCCATTCATTACTGTTTGAGGTAACACCACTCGCAGTTATACCATACAATGAAATTAAAGTTCCGCCATAATTCTTTAATTGATGTATGTGAACACCCGAACCCGTTTCAACATCATATTGTTCATTAGGCGAATAAATAGTTCTGATTTTAAATTCATTTGCCTCAACTGCAGTGATTATTAATTTATTTTGTGCTGGAGGACCTTGATTTTGAGTATCATATAAATTATCAGTTCTAACATTTTCTCCTTGAACTAAATAAAGATTTGAAAATGAAGCATTGATTATTGATCCATTATAAAATTGACCCTCACCTATTTCATTAGAATCAAACTTCAGAATATTAATCTGTTGTGTTGGATTAGTAGGTGATGGTGTCATTGTATTTGTTGGTGTCATTGTATTTGTTGGTGTATTCGTAGGTGTTTGAGATGGTGAAGCGGTGATTGACGCTGTTGGTGTTTGAGATGGTGGAATTTCATTTTGTATTCCAACACTCCCAAGAGAATCCACTATTTTAACACCAAGCAATGATAATGTATCATATGGTGCGGGAACATTTATTGTAAAATTATTAGTGGTCGTTGATGTTGAATAATAAACAAACGACCCGTAAGCATCTCCTACGTAAATGTCAATCGGTGGAACCGCTGTTATTGAAGTAACTGATATTGTTGTTGCCATATTTTTTTTATGTTACAGTATAAGTAAAGAATTGTTGAGTGGGTGATGTAATTATTTTAGTTCCTGAAATAGTCGCACATTGACCACTCCAACTAACAAACGTATTATTATTACTAGGTACACCCGCACCAGTTGTGAAATATGCTGCTAAGATGTTTGAACTAACCGTTAGAGTTTGAGAACATCCTCCCGGTAAATTAGGTACCGACAATACTGTACCCGAATATGTCAATTGAAGTGTTATGGTATCGCCGTTTTGGAATGTGAAGGGTAAAAATCCTCCCGCACTAACAGATGTTGGTGCCAAGTTTGAAAGTCTCCAACCTGAACCACTCAGATAATTACCGGTACTAGCTCTTCTAACTTGATTAAATATTGTTGATCCACTATCTGTACAGGTACCTCCTGATGGATTCACACCTGAAGCTGTCGCCAAGGTTCTTGTTGTCGCCGTAACCAAACTTCCGTTCTTAATAATATTCGCCGTAACCTGCCATGGTTGTGTTGTCATACCTGAGAAGAAACCTGTTTGAGTGTTAAAACTCATACCCCACTGATCGTTAAATGATCCATTCCAAGTTGCTCCCGTAGGTACGTTAGTTAAACCACTCAATACTGCAGTTCCCGAATACACTACCGTAATCGCACTTCCCGGATATGTCGTACCTGTAATATCAACGGAGTATGCTGTTGCCGCTGACGATACAAATATCGGTGTTCTACTCCAAACAAATGATGTAATCGCACTAAATGTATTCGCCGAACTTGGTCTTGTAATAGTTACCGGTGTTACGGATGTTTGAGCATTAGTAATATTATCTCTAACAACAATTCCATATGTACTACTTGATAAACCCGAGAATAATGTGCTAGACGAGAATGTAACACCACTATTGATTGAGTATATATAGTTAGAACCCGTCGCACCTGATCCTGTAACATTAATAATTCCGAAGAACCTATTCGCAGTTATTGCACTATTTGTATAACTTTCACAAGTATCATTTGATGATGCCAAACTTAAAATACCGATTGCCGGTAAAGTAGGTGTTGGTGTTTGTGTTGGTGTTGCAGTATTTGTCGGTGTTACCGTTGGTGTAGGAGTAGGTGTTGATGGTGTTAAACAATCAACACAAGATGAGAATGACGCAATAGCACCTCCATAAACAACATTTGATGAGTTGTCAGTATAATCTGTTAAAGTAACACAAGTAGATATACCATCAATATAAGCACTAAAAATACTACCTCTTGTAATTGTCGTACCCGTTATAGAAATATTTTCAGAAACAATGTATTCATCACCCGTCGAACAATCAGTAAGAACTTTATTTCCACCGGGACAAATAAATGGTGAATTTACAATTTCATATATTGAAGTACCACTTGAAGAAACCGATCTTGTTGGAATAGGTGTATTTGTTGGTGTTTGTGTTGGTGTAGGACTCGGACTTGTTCTTGTTACAGATATTGTAAATGTAACCGCAGCGGGTGAAGTCGTAGAAGGTGTTGGTGTAAATGTTGGTGTCGTAGTAGGTGTCGCTGTTGGTGTTGCAGTATTCGTCGTCGTTATTGACGGAGTTGGTGTTGTAGTTGGAGTTGGTGTCGGTGTTTTGGTTGGTGTTGGAGTTGGACAACTACTAACATCAAAAACACTATCACATATGTCGGGACAATCTGTCGAACATGGTTGCTTACCACTTAAAATACAAGAACCACCTAAAGATGTTGATAAACACCATTTATTACCATCATAAAACACTGTAGCGGCAGATATTGTCCCACCACTATAAATATTTTTACCATTGTAATATGTTATGCTTTTTGTATAATTCCCACTATACGCCGATAATGACGGAAATGAAGTATTGAAACAAAAATTATCATCGGTACAACCTGTAACAACTGGTGGTAAATTCGCAAAAAGCGGAATGTTTGGTAATCCATAATTAAAATTAACACCACCACCCGTACTAGCATTAAAATTAGAAATAGTTACTGCCGATAATCGGTCATTAGGATTATCAATATAATATAACTCAGTGGTACCTCTATTTGTGAAATATATTTTTTCATCAACCGCTAAGTGTAAAGTACCTAAACTATTACCACCCGTTTGAACAAATGTTGCATAATTTGTTGATGCAGTAACGGTTGTCGCACTTACAGGTGGTGTTGTATTAAGATTAAATTGTAGTATCTTCCCACCCGCAGACGTTTGAAATTCGGAAACATATAAATAATTACCATCGGGTGAGAATTCACATCCTAAAACATCACCAACATCAAAAACCTCGGGATTAGCACCATTGATATCATATATCGTATAACCCGTATTTCCCAATAAAACTTTTTCATTAGTTAAAGCACCGGTTGATCTATCAAAATCAAAAATACTTACAGCAGGTCTGTAAGCCGTGTATGATGGTACCGCCAAAGAATCACCAAGAACCATCGCAACTTTACTATAATCGGGTGATGGTTTTATTTGACCATAATTATTATACCCCTGTAAAACTTGAGCGGTGGTTGAGGTATATGGTGTTCCCGAAATACCTATATTATTAATTAGAAATGAATGTATTTGATTTCTACCCCAATTAGGTGTTATTACCCATAGATCTTGACCATTTTGATGTAAGGCAGTTGTTAATACCTCAGCATAACCATATCCGTTATTAGAACCTAACGGATAATTAGCTTCACCCCCCGTTGTTGATCTATTACCTAATTCAACATTTGTATTTATAACTTGGAAAAATGGTGATGTTCCACCAGTATATTTGAGTGTATTATACGTTAATGCTTGACTTGAGTTACCATAACCATTTTCAGTGAACGCCGCACCCACACCAACTGTTAGAACATAATACGTATCCGAACTATATGGTGATTGTAAAATAGTTGCCGATTGCATCGAAAAAGCACTTCCCGATAAACCTGTTGCAATGTCCGTTCCTCCCGATGTTTTGATTGTAACACCATCAGAAACAAGTAATAATTTACCATTATCGTCAGAAAAACTGGTCCCACTCTCACCATTAGTTGCAAAAAAATCAATGGAACTTGTTACAATTTCGGGTGACCCACCACTAAATGTAATCCATATATTATTACCAGTCGTTTCGTGTGACGCAATCCAGTTCCAACCTTGTTTTGTATTTAATGCCATGTTATGTTAAACAATTTATATCGAAATCAATTATTAAATTGATAACTAAATCTTTATTAAAATAAGTATCAACACCCGAAGAACTTGTAACAACTATTTGTCCTGTATTTTGATCAACATTAACCGAAGCAATATCAGGAAAACCATCTAACAGATTTGAAACAGTATCATACCATAGAGTATCCGAAGGAACTTGTGAAAGTGTATATCCCGTATAAAACGTAGAACTTGATGATGTTGTACCTGCACTTATTTCCGCAGTAAATACCGATGAATTAAATACACAATAAGTATTTCCCGATGTTAAAGCACTATACGCTTCATACACCATACTTAACATATCTCTTTTTTGTCCAACCTGTACTATCATGTCGGAATCACACACACTATATGTTTGGAATGACGCTCTTAAAACACTACAAGAAACATCAGTAGATCTTGTTAAGGTACATCCATTAGAACCCGAAACTGTTAAGGTGTATGTCCCTGCAGTTAATCCTGTGGCAACTAATCCACCCGTAGTTGTTCCCGAAACATTTGATGACCATGTATATGTAAATGGTGGTAACCCTTGCGTAATTAACGCAGTAACCGTTCCACCACTTCCGGTGTCACCACAAGTTTGAGAATATAATGTAAAATTCAATCCCGAATCACTACCAATTGTAAATCCCGATGAAATAGTACAACCTGTACTATCAGTAACAGAAATAGTATAATTACCCGACACTAAATTACTAAAGGTTGTTGATGATAATGAGGTTCCCAATAAACTTTGTCCGTTACTTAAAACATAATTAAATGGTGCCAAACCTCCCGATGTTTTTTCAACATAAACTTGTCCAACACCACTATTACACGTATCACCCGTTGCACTAACATTTATACCGAATGAAACATTATTACTAATTGTTGTTGTTCCCGTATAACCACAAGAACTATTATCGTTAAAAATTATTGTATATGTTCCCGATGTTAAATCTTCAAAAGTATATTGTGTGGAATTAGTAACTTGTGATAAAATAGTGATCCCACTTAATTTTAATGTATATGTGTAAGCAGGACTTCCTCCATCCACACTAACCTTTATTGACCCATCACTAGCACCACAGTTAGAGTTAGTTGGAACAATACTTACAGAACTAATTGACCCAGGTGAAACCAATGTGGTTGATAATGTGGCAACACATAATCCCGCATCTGTGATATTAACACTAAAGGTTCCGGGACTCAAAGCCGAAAATGATAAACTTGTCGCAGTAGTGGATGATATTGTTCCATTACTAGCCGAAAATTGATATGGTGCAGATCCTCCCGATATTGTCAATGTTGCCTGACCATTAGATTGTAAGCAAGTTGGTTGGATTATTGAACTAAACACACCACCAACAACACTTACGGTTCCTACGGTAGCGTCCTGTGTTAATGAACACCCACTACCATCCGTAACGGTTACAGAATAAGTTCCCGCTGATAATCCTGTTCTTGTGGATCCCGTAGATCCATTATCTTCCCAAAGATAAGTGAAGGGTTCCGTACCTGTCTCACCAGTTATAGAAATCGTTCCTGTTGATGTAATACATTGAGAACTATCCGTTATTACAAATCCGTAAGAAATACTCGGACTATCTTCTATGATACACGTTTCTGTGGTTGCAGTACAACCCGCACTCCAACCCGACACATAATAAATCCCTGTCCCTAAATTAGTAAATGTGTATGTTGAATTATCCGTTGTTTTGGAATCAAAAACCGCACTCCCTTTATATAAAACAAAATCAACATCCGAGATATTTGTTGTTGCTGTAACCGTTAATATACCATTCGCTTCACCACATGTAGAAGCACTAACCGTACTAAACGATAAACAAAGTCCCGAAGATATATTAACATTAATATCTAAGAATTGATTTGTGGGACTTTGAGCATCCGTGGCTCTAACATAATATGTTCCTGCCGATAAACCCGTTCTTAATGAAGAATTTAACGGTGAAAATGGAACGGTATATTGACTATCGTAATACCAATTAAACGTAAATGGTGGAACCCCCGAACCGGGAACCACATTTATTTTTGCCGCACCGAAATTAGTATTACTACAATCACCCGTTACGCTTAAATAATAATTAAAATTTGCACTCATTAGTTACAGAAAATACTGAAGTCAATACCAACATTAACTTTTAAGTTTATGGTTTCATCTTCACATGTTAATCTCCTAATTGTTAGAGTTGTACCTTCAGTAGAGAAAGTATAATAATAACCATCATCAATTAAAGTATTAAGAGTGTTTGTTAGTGCATTTTTCCAATCTGTGTTAGTTGGAGCATCACTTATACCCGTTGTTGTATAAAATTTATCATTAGCAATTGTTGTTCCATTTTCTTGGATATTAACATACCAACCAACAGAAACCGTTGTTGTAATACAATCTGTTAAAGTTTTACCCAATGTTGCAACATAATTGTTTAATGTTTCATATAATATCGCCGAAAACGCTTCAGTTGGATATGTGTTACATGTTGATGTCTTAGTAATACAATCATACCCAAATAATGTTCCAATCGCACGACATCCCGCTTTAGTTACAGGAACCAATTGACAACCTCTTTGTCTTCTATATACAAACTTTTGTCTGTGAAAGATTGAGTTTTCAAATTTAGTACCTGTATTCCACAAGGTAGATGCCGGTATAAATTGTTCTACCATTCGTATCCAATAAGAACCAATACCATCAACATAATCAGATAAACTTTGATATGTAAAATTATCATTAGATACTCCAACATTTTCAGATTGTAACCAATTCCAAAAAACTTGTGATAATGTAGGATATGCGTTGGTATTACCCCCCGTGATCCATTGTCTATTTCTAGTATTAATCATGGTACGCCAAAAAGATTGAGCGAACTCAAAAAATGTTTTTGTTTGTGGTTGTGGATTTACAAAAGTCCAATCCATATTACCCGGTGTCGGATATGGTGAGCTCAATCCCGATGATGGTATAGGATAATTAAACTTGTTTGACATTTTCCAAACATCATAAACTATACCCTGTGATGGGTTCATAAATAAATCAACGTTCTTAACATTAATTGCTAATTTATCATTAGATATATTATAATAAGCATTATACCCACCTTGATCACCAACCCTTAATCCAAGATCATCAACACTCCAACTTTTCCTATTATCAGTTACTTTTCTCAACGTAAAACCTAAATGCATATTAGGGAATGTTCTATATTGATTCAAATAATCTTGACCATATGTAAATGGCGATAATGATGTTTGAATGTTAGGGTTTGTCCCACTAAACACCGATAAAGTATTATTAACAACTTCAGGACTTCTATGTGATGGTGTAGATTCAAACCACCCACTTCCTTTTTGGAAGAAAAATGTTGATCCCGTAGCATTAAAATATGGATAACCTTCGTTATCTATCGGATAATCATTCCTACTTTCGGTTGCAAAACTAAGTGATGTTGTAGATGTAAATGCAGAATATGTTGTACCCTTAATTGTATATGTATTACCCTCAATAAATTGAGGAAAATCTTGTTCAAAAAATCCTGTTTCAATTTCAGCATATTGTGTGTCAAATTGTGACATATTGATTTTTTGATCCGCCAAGTAAATATTCTCGTTAAATTCAACTAGAAAATCAGGTGCCCCTACTAACTTCATAATCCCTTCAATAGCCTTTCTTGTTCCTTTTGATTTGAAAAGATATGCCGCATTTAATATTAAATTCCTGTAGAATTGAAAATTTAATTCGGTTGGTGTTAAGTTTCTACTATACCCACTATATTGTATAGCTCCATTAGTATTAAACACACTACTTAGAAAATCAGAACTCGAAATTGGTGAAACATTTATATTATATCCAAGTGTTTGTGCTAAGTTTTTTAATAGTGCGGAAGGTATGTCGTTACCTGGATTGTATGAAACGTTATTCATATATGCCAAAGCATCAATGAATTTTTTAACTTCATCAAAACCTCTACCATAAATTTGTAAAACCTTCTCAACTTTTTGTTCTGAAGTATCAAACTCTTTTAATGATTCGGTAACAAAGAATCTTGAAATCAAATTTGTTTTTTGACTATCAAAACTTTCAGCAATTTCTGATATTGCAAGAACATAGTCGTCAAAAACACTAGTTCTAATATCTAAGTTCCACGATCCGTCCAACGGCCAAGTAACATTTTGTCCTTGAACATACAGAACCCCGTCATCGGATTCTCTCGGAACGTTAAATGTTGCAGTATATGGTGGATTTGATAATCTATTTAACAAGAATCTCTCAACCTCATCAAACGCCTCCGAAAATGTCATTTCGGTATAATAGGAGCTCAATCTTATTTTCAAAGAATCCGTAGTCGTTGTGCTTGTAAATGCTTGTCCGCTAACGACAATCTGTAAGGTCCCCGCAGAAATACTTGTAGTAGGAACAATATAGGTTATGGGATATTCATATCCATTAGCATATAATGAATATTTTCTATAATTGTTTGTAAAATCCCTTAAAGGTGATGTTGGTGTTTCTTTAGCCGCAAGATTGTTTAATGAATTTGTTGTAAAATCAATATCAAAAGGGTTTTTTATAATACTAGCATCAATACTCATTGTCGTTTCAACGTCCTGAGAATCATACGACATATCAAATGCTGTCGTTCCTGTTGATAAATCATATCTTGTTTGATCAATATCCATAGATGCGGGAAAATAACCTAAAATCTTAGTTATTGAAACCGCCAACCTTTTAGTTAATGACCCATATATTGTGAAGTTAGTAACCTCGGACAAATCAAAATTTGGATAAACTCTAAATTCTTTCGCCAACAACATTCTTGACTCTTCCGTATTTTGAACAGATAAAGTTTCAAGTGATATAGGTTCTGAAAACGTTCCAATATTAAACGTCCTACTACTTTTTTGTTTTACCGATGTTGTAAAAGTAAAATTACCCGAAGTTAAACCACCCCCATCTACCAATTGCACACCAACCAGATTATCAAAAGTGTTATCCGCTCCTGATCCTGTTTGTGGTGGTGTTATTATTTTATTAACTGCCATTAGGTTGTTATATTACTAAAGTTTTTACTAAAATCTATGTTATTATTTCTATTTTCACGAACTTCATATAATAAATTATTAAAGTCATCCTTAACCTCATAAAGGTTGTATTGTCTGAAGATATTATCCGATCTATCATAAATCGTGTAAATACCATCTTCCAAAGATTTTGTTTGATTACCATAAAGAGCAATCGCCAATGTTTTAATATCGTCTTCAACAATTTCAACGTCTAATGTCACAGGATTGAAAAATGTATTTGAAAAGATAATACTTTGACCCGGTTGTCCGATAAATGGAATCGCGTTTGGTTTGTTTGTTGGTTGTGATGATGGTGAAAGTGTGCAAAACATCAAATTTGTTGCACCATCCACATATCTATATCTTGTTGCTGTGATTGAACTATTTCCAATATTTTGAACGATCGGCTCACAAAAAAAGTTAGAAGTTACTATTCTAAAAAAATTAGGAATTTTACTTCCATCATTATTCAAATACTCAACTCTAAACCCAACCAAACCTTGTGATACAAATTTACTTCTATATTGAACAGGAACGTTATTAAGGTCAATGATTATCCCCTTTACGTTAGGAAGTGCCGCCAAAACCGAACAATCAGTGATTGATGTTCTAATTTGAGCGGGTCGGATATATAAAGTATAAATCCCGATTGAATTAAATTGATCTGCCGGTAATCTTAAATTATACAAACCACCTAATATCTCATTACTACTACCCCCAATAGCGCTATTACTAAAATAAGGTCTTAAGATACTAGCCGCATCTAACTTAGTTATTGTAAAATTATCTGTAGTGTCCCTACTCGGTGTATAATTCATAATAATTTCTACATCCTCGGGGCTCACATCAGCGGATCTTAAAGTTCCATAAACTCCTGTTGCCATTATATTGTTTTTACTATTTTATAAATACATTATTGGTCGGTTTTTACATTAAAAAAACCATATCCATATTTCTCTAAATCACCAACGTTATCCACCTCGGCAATTCTTAATATTGTTTGGAATGGGCTGGACTTACCCCTATCCACAATTATTGAACTACTAACCACGGGTTCCCCCCATGTTTTTAGTAAAAGTTCGTCTTTAACAATAGGTCTTGCTTGTAACCAATCCGATGTTAATCCCGAAGAAACCGCAACATAAATTGTCGTACCATCAAGATAATCAATATAATTAGTTCCTTGTATAGTGTATGCTGTATAGCCAGGTGTTATCTCAGTTATTGACCCATATTCCGAACCATTCTTAATCACAGGAACATTTTCTAAATAAGGTTGTGGTCCATACAACTTCAAAGAACGTAATTCCGATTTTGAAAAACCCGAAACAACATTAGGAATACCATTTGTTAATACCGTAGCTTGTGCCTCAACACTATTTTCAGAATCCCCCGAGAATACAAACGCATAAGATACGGGTGTTGCAGACCAAGACCCAACATTAGACGTGAAATAAGCAATACCCGTAGGATCCGGATCATACGCTAACGTATATGGAACTTGGATTTGTTTTTCCACGCTAATACTACCCCATTGATTGTTTTGTGTTAATGTGATTGTATAAAACGCAGGTGTTTGTGGATAATCGTGTGATATAGGTTCGGGATAAAATGTAGATATTGTCTGTGAGCTACCGTCACCCCAATCAACACTGTATGATGAATTTTCAATAAACGATCTTAATCCCGATTGTGATGTATTGTAAAAGAAATAGGTGTATGGGTTTCCGGTCGTTGCTGAAAATAAAAAGTTAGTAACCGTATCACGTTGTAATAAGTTACCATCAAAAACCGAATAAAAACCACAATCAACCGCAGTTTGAGTTAATAATACAGGAATTGTCATTCCCGTGAATAATGAAGTCCCACTAGTTCCACCCGACATCATCGCAGTTACCGATGAATAATACCCCACACTTGTTCCACTATAATTCACGTAATGAACTAATGTATCCAAAACTTGAGGACCAATCTGTATTTTATAATAATTTTCCATTATGGATTAATATATTCATACCATTTTATCGGTGAAGAACTACTACCCACCTCATTTTCAACAGGATAACCATACGCCTTATACGTTTGGTCATCATAATTTAATACGTATTTATAATAAAAATAGTTTGTACTATCGAAATTAAACTTCACAGGTCCCGGAATATTACTCTGTGGTGTATTCATAAACCTAATAAACTGTCCAATATCCGCATTATAAAACTTAGCACTAACATAAAACGTATCAACATTTACATATAATCTCTTCTTTAACCAATAAAGGAAAAACCCCTCTTTATCACCAATATAATCTAAAGAAAAATAAGGTTTTCTTATATCCAATGTTTTTGAATTAAATAATATTGCGGATTGTGTCTCACCTTGTTGTGTTGGTATTATTACAGAAAAATATAATTTTTGATCAGTTGTTGATGGACTATCATAAAAATCTAACTTGAAGAAACTTTTATCAAACGCTGGTGAAACATTATAAATGTTATATGCAGTAAAATAAGTTTGATAAGTATTAACCCATAAATTAGAATCCGAAGAAGTGGTTGCTGTAACACTTGTTCCTCCACTAAAGAAATTAAATTCATAATCAATACTTGTTGTCCCATTTGGATTTTCACCATGACAAAAACGATTAACCTCGAAATCATCATCCGATCTTAATAATTGAGATAATACACTATCTTCAAATTCCTGATAAGCCTCATTAATACCATAATAATCAAAATCATTAGATATCGGTAATATTATTTCCCTATCAGTAGGAACCACATTTCTATTAAAAGTAAAATTATTCACAATCATCATTTAAGGGTTGGGTTATTAGGTCGGAAACTACCATTTCAAAGTTTCCACCTTCGGGTATTAATCTAAATATTCCTACATTTGTGGGATAATGAGATTGATTTAAGAACGGAAAATCAACACCATTATTTTCATTATCTATGAACCCATAATCATATATTTCTCTAAAACTTAAATTACCATTAGTGTTGGAATAATAAGCGTAGTTAGGAACCCCAAAAGTTCCCGTAGAGTCACTAGATTCAATGTAAGATGATAATTCCCTTATCTTCAATGGTTGATGTACCGAATAATAATAACCACTAGGATTTGTTGTTTGGGTTGAACTCACATCAAATAAATCAGGATTAAAATTTAATTTGTGAAAATAGTTTGATCTAACTATTTCAACCAATTCGGTGTTATTATATTCACAAATGTCACCATGAATTATATCACCTTCAGATAACTCCGATAGATAATAAAAATCATAATTGGTACCACCCGTAGTAACTCTATATGAATTCAATGAAATATCTTCAACATTACTATTGTTGGTATCATCCCACCATCTTGACGTATTACCCGAAAAAATACTGTAACCCCATCCTTTCTTTAATCCAAAATTACCAAATCTTGGTTTATTGAACCAACCCATATAACCTTTAAACGTTGTTGATAAGTATAATTCTGTAATCGGTATTTGATGATTATCCACTAGCCCTAAAGTATCAACATCGCTTTTCGGTGTAACCACATAAGAGTTTGTGAATTGTCGTGTAGATATTCTTCCAACCCCATTTGGTGTTAATGCGGAAAATTCATATTTCTGTTTTTTATTAAACGGGTTCTCCTCAAATCCTGCCTTTGTTATTTGCATTTGAGAAGGTGTTTTTAATATTTTGTGTAATCTAATGTAATAATTAGATGTGGAATCTTGTGGGTTTTCAGAATTTATAACACGTTTGAAAGTTCCTTTAGCACCATTTGAGAATGTAAATCCTGTATAACCAACATCAATAATGTTGAAAACATATTTATCACTACCATATTGTTCATTACCCAATAGATCCACTTGAAAAGTGCTAACGTCATCATAAGTAAGAGATAATTTAACCGACTCCCCAACACTTAATCCGTGTGGCATTGGACAATTAAACGAAATATATTGTAATCCATTGTAAATATTTGTTGTTATTTTGAATGGTAATCCATCCGAAATATTCCAAGTAACCAAGTCATCATCACCAAAATAATGTGTTAAATTATAATTAGTTAAAGATGAAAAAACATAGGAAATATAAAAATTCCAATTATATGATGTCGCACTTACCGGTTTATATGTTACGTGTTGATTGTCTGTATCATATCTTATAACATCAAACTCTGAATGACTAGGATATCCACTCCATTGACCATTCAATAAGGATTGTGTTTGATTAACATAACCCAAACTATCCCTAAACGGGTTATACTTAGCATAACCAACCAAGTTGTTGTCGTATATAAACGAGAACTTATAAGTCGGTCTAAATATTGTGCAAGTTTGACGTTCATTATTATAAAGTTCTTGTAAATTAACATAAGTATTCCTGTCGGATTCATTAATCTCCCTCTGAGAACTTTCTAAATTTATCGGAACTAAGATATCTGTCTCGGGTGCCGATGCAAAGTTAGAACTTGGTTGTAATATGGTATAATTATTAATCATTATCTATTTCACCTGTTACGTATAATGCGAAAAATCTATCCAAAGAAGTTTTTCCCTTTTTTAACCCAAAATAAAAATACCAAGGGTTACCCTGAATTATTTTAGAATTATTGGAACCGGGAACAACTCTTGCGAAGTAATTACCGTTATTATCCTTTTGATAAATATACCCTCTTCTATCTTCATAGTTGTTTGGACTCGGTTGAAAATAAGGTGCGTTCGTTCTATCTAATTGTTGGTACTTTTTACTATAAAATGTCGCCGAATCTGTCACCCATGTATTATCTTCACTACCGAAAATAACACCATCCTCTAAATCTAAAGTCCAATAGTAAAATGGAACCTCTTGTGAGTTAGTCGGTATATAATCGGCGAAGATCTGAGATGGCGTTTGTAATCTAACCAATCTTTTTGGACTTACCAAATCTCTTGTTTCCGTTTCACTATCATAAAACACGCCAAACACATTAGTATCAACATAAATCGGACTGTCACTCGAATCTTGATAAGCATCAAAATCAAACGGTTTAATACCAAACGTGCTATTAGTTTGCAACATTTGAGCATAATCACCATTTACCTTTTCCTGTCGGTTAAAGAACGCTTCAATACTACCGGCACCTAATCCAAACGCTTTACCAAAGAACGTGCTGTTCATTAATCTTGACGATAAAAACAAAAACAATAAATCATCAATACTTGAGAATGATGTTGTTTGTAACCTATTGGCAATATACCCTTCATATTGTGGTCCCAAATTTATTTGACTACTCCAAGAAAATTTAGGTCCTAAATCCAATATAGTTGTAGGTGACATCAAATTTTTAGTATTAGAACCTCTATTATAATCCGTCTCCCTACCTATAAATTTATTAGTATTATCATTATAAGGTGATGATCTATAATAGAAAGATCTCTTGGTTGTAGATCCACTATATTGGAATATAGTGTCGGTACAATACCTAAAATAAGGATTATTATTACCATCAAAAAATCTGTCGTTCTTGTATGGATACATAAACAATGTTCCATTTACCCAAGAATTAAAGAAACTATGTGCAAACGCCCCTTGACACGCAGCGTTTGTTATTCTAAACCTACTTAACCATTCGGTTGCCAATTTAATATCATTATTTCTACCAAACAATGAAACAATAGGTGCCGTAACCAATCTATAACATCCCTGAGTAACCACCAACTTGTTTCTAACATTCGTATTACACTCACCCGAAGAAGGAAGTAATGTGAATTCACCATTCACCGATGTTAAACAATCCATAGCAGTCATACCTTCACAAGAATACGCCGCTGTAGTTGCAGTAATGATTTGAATATCATCGGGACTATCATCCTTATCTTCTGTCGGATTATATAAAATTTGATCGGCAGATGATCCCGGATTTGGAACCGCACTTCCATCCTCATTAAAGATTTGAATAAAGAAGTTTCTGTTTTGCATCAACGCATACCCATTATTACCATAAGTTTCAACATTTGATGATGTAGGTAACCTATCCGTTCTTAAAACTAAATAAGATTGTGATGAAACGGTGGTTGTTAGAGTTCCGTATGTCGGTGCCCAATATTGTGCTGTATTATCATAAAATTGATAACCACCACCATCAACATATTCATCCTGAATATACCCTCTATAACTATTACCATTATTAACTAATTTGTTTTTCCTAGTATTAGGTGCTGTCAAATAAAAATAAGCCAAGTTATAATTAATTTCACCCGTTGTTAAGTTTGTATTACTTAAAGAATTATCAATCAAATAACCATTAGTTATCGTATTAATATCCAATGCTGAATAATATTTAAGATTACCCGTTTGATATGGTATGAACGTTGTCGCCGAAATTGAGAATGAGGGAAAGAATACTCGTTGTCCGTTACTAACCGTACTATTTGTCGTTATTGAATCATGGTTAGGTAATCTTAATGAAGAACCGGCATTTACCTGTCTGTTTCTAATCGGATGGTTAAGTTTATAATCACCCGTTACAACAACAGTTCCATATGGTTTAGAAAACATTCTTGATAAATCATAGGACACTTTCATTTTTTGAGAGTTCGGATCAACACCCCTTACCAAAAATAATACTACATAATCTTGGTAATTTTGAATTTGCATCATAGGATTCAAAATTATAGGATTGTTAGTATCTGAACCCCTAAAAACTTTGGATGAGTTATAAACATACTCCCAAAAGAATCCGTGTCTATTGTTAATATCGCTAACGTTAAATGACGTATTAAGATTAGGATTATTTAATATATCCGAAATCTTATATCCTTGTATCACTTGGAAATATTCAATGTCAGCGGCAAATCTCAAATGCCTTGTTTCATCGGTTTGAGTTACCGCATATGTTGTTGTTAATTCGGGCGCAGTGTCCGATGCAGGATTAGCATAACTTATTGTTAATTGTGTCTTATTAACAGTTCTACCACTCGTACCCGTTTGAGTTGTACCCGTATATGTTACCATAGGATTTGGGTCATTACTTAATGTAGGATCAACGAATGATAATATAGTTCCGGGAACATAGTTATCCAACGCGCCAGGATTAACCATAACTGCAATTACATTGTCATAGTGGAATTTACCTGTGTTCGCAGTTAAGTCGGGTCTAATCGTAACTTTAATTTGATTCAAACCCTTTACACCATCACCAAAATTAAATGCAGCAACATCATTATTAAAAAATTTAGATTTCGTATTAAATAAATTAATTCTTTCTGCCAATGTTAAATCCCTACTTCTCCAATCATTAATATTTTCCCAACCATCGGGTAATGAAACAGGAACTTTCAAACCAGGTGATACCTCTTGGTTACCCGCAATTATGTTTGATACTTTGTTTTTCTGACTATCATCGGCAAGTCCCAAATTATTAACATCGTATATAGAAATGTCTGATAATTGAGCAATGTCCGAAACAACATTACCCTCGGTCCAATTAGATGTGCTTGAATCGGAATATTCATCCTGATCGGTTTGACTACAATCGCACGATTCACAATCGGGATATGATAGGTTGGAAAGTGCTAACCCTTTTGTTAATACATTAATATTTGGACAATCAACTCTATCTAATTTTTTAGTGCTAAATCCTAATTTTTGTAAAAAACCAATTAATATATTAATAACATTCACAATACCCTTAACAAAGTTACACAACAACCATTGAACAAAATAAAATATAGGAACCAAAATATGTAATGCAATAGTTAAAGGAACAATTAATAAACCAAGTATTGTTAAAAAGAAATTTACAATAATAATTTGGAAATTATTATCTCTAAACGCATCGGTCACAGGAAACTTATTAACCTCACCTTCACACGTCGGATCGGTAACTTGTTTAATACCAATAAATCTTTGTCTGTTTGCACCTTTTCTATAATAATCAATGAATTGAGAAATAGTATAAATTTTATTATATTCAAATTTATAAAAAGTGTCCTCACAATTTATAGCAGCATCAACATCATAATAATCATCCCAATCCAAACTAAAAGCATATGATTTTTTTACCGCCAAAAACGCAGCAGGATCGTCGGGAACATTATTTTGGTTACTTGTATATTTTGCAGGATCCACACTTGAACTTGTCCAACCATGTTCTTTAATGTTTGGAACTAAGAAATTTGCTCGTTTAATACCCACTTCAAAACCCCTTGGTTGATCCCAAGATACCTTAAATCTATATTTCGCACTTGTGGGAATACCAACTGTAGGATCTTTACTTATCACTCTTTCACCAAATTCATTTGTGGTAACATAGTCCATATTCATAGGAATCTCAATTAACCACGTTCCGTTTTCATCAATAACTTTTCCGTTGTTTTCTAAATTGAATTGTTCTAAAACAGGAAACCCATTCACGTCTAATCCAACAGTTTGACGAATTGATAGTATTTGACCCGGACCTACTGTCGCATTACACAACTTACCTAATCTTTTACCCGTTTTACATCCATTACTGTCTCCCGAATTATTTCTTTTACTTCTATTGATAGCATCCTCATCATTGTTGGAAAAGATTGACCCCATAAAGGTCGCGGTTGGATTTATATTCAACCCAAATTCTTTTCTTAAATCAAAATCTTTTCTTGTAATACTAATATTACAAACTTCACTATCACCCCAAAATGGTTCTACTTGAATATTTTTTGCTAATGTAATTATTTGAGGTAATTCCGATAAATTTGTCGAACTCTTAAATTTGATACCATCCAATTGTTCGGGCGTTGCTTTTCCTGCTCGGATTAAATCTTGTGGTGATAATGAAAACTCACCAATGTCGGACACATCCATATCCATAAACAAAACGTAATCACCAATAGGAACACCAAAAATCATAAAGTCCCCACTCTCGTTTGTCTTTACCACATATTTGTAATAGGTATCATATACTTGAATAACCGTTTGATCGGTTAATGCGTCAGTTTCCGATGGAAAAGTTCCGGTCGGTGTGTGACCTTCATACGACTGAATATAAGGTAATAGATTGTATCTATAACCATCTTCATTAATATCCGATACTTGAGTATATGGATAAAGAGCGGAAATAACAGGATCTTGAGTATCCGCCTCAGTAATCGGAATAAATACAGATATTCTAACATTAGGTATCCCTAATCCTCCGTTGGCAATCACCCTACCAACAACAACCCCATAATCAGCACAGGATCTCGTATAATCATTTGCTTGTTGAATTTTCAAAGAAAGTATCTCCAAAAACTCATAATCCTGTTCTAAATTGATTTTAATATTTTGATCAATTCCTACTTCAGTACGAATCCTATATGTATTTGACATTAAATCTCTTTTTGAATAAATAGTTTATACACCATTTTCAAAAAATAATTTAATAAATATAAAAGTGTATCTTATGAAAAACTTACCTGAGTTAAATTCTTAACCCTAACCGTAATGTCTTTATTCGGATATCTAACTTGATAAATTTGTGATGGTGTTGCAAATATTGTTTGATCAACCAATCCAATTTTTTTGGTAGTATCATCCTCATACGGTTGTGATGTTTCGGATGAACTGTATTCACCACCAACCTTACCATAGAAACTAATATCCGATACAGAAATAACCCCGTTTTGGGCTTGGACTAACCTATTAATATCCGAAGCAAACACATTTTGACCTAATTGTCTTGTAAGTGGGTTCATATATGTGGATATTAAATCAATGATAGATGAAACCACAACACCTTGGTTTTGTGCCCCATCCAAAACAACTGATAAATCAACCGCTAAATCTAAAACCTCGGCAACATCAATTTGAACATAATCATTCATCATTCTATAGTTTGATAGATATGTTGCCAAATTATTTTTCAATGTGTTTGATACTGTTTGCGTTAATTTACCTGTAGTATCATAAGATAATATTTGTATTTTAATTTTATTATCTTCTTCAACTATTGCCACTTTTGCCGGTGCACCAAATTTAGATGGCATTTTTCTAATTATTGCTTCATAATCATTAACTGTTACCGCTCTATTTTGTGCCGCAAAGTTATATGAAACAAAATTTCTAACTTCTTCAATATTTGGTTGGTTAGCACCACCCACCGCAGCGGTAACATTATTAACCCTCAATGAATTAACAACACTCGTATTAATATCTTGTGATGGACCAACCACACTAAAATCAATAGTTCCAAGTGTATTAATAGCACTCACACCTATGTTTGATGATAAACCACCACCTATTCTATATTGAATAAAAAATGTTGTATTTACCGTCGGTGCATTACCCAACGCCAAAGTATTTTGATAGTTTGATAAATTAATCGGTACCCCCAATCTTGTAAATTCTCTTAATTGATCTTCTGCAGAATTAGTTCCACCACCAAAAGTTAGTTTGAAATACCCTTCGGGTGTATATTCTGTAATAAATCTATTATCCGTTTGAATATATTGCCCAACTTTAACACCGGGATTGTCAGATGTTTTTGTGGGATCCTCAATAAACACTCTATCTTGGATTAACGCATCAACCTCATACCATTTTCCCTCTAAAGTTAAAAAGTCTTGATTTGATGGTGTATTAACATAAGATGTACCATCTTTTTGAATGATTGCAGTGACTCCCAAAACATTTTTCTCGGGAAGAAATACCTCCAAAAATGGTCTAACGTCCGATGTATTAATAACCTTCTTTAATACCTTAGTAATACCATTCACAATTACTTCACGTTTTGTGATTGTATAGTTAATTAAATTTCCATTAGCATCAAAGTTTGGAATCTTTAATCGGTTTGGATACCCCTCATTATTGAAGGGTGATGAAAAATCACAATCATTAACCAATTCAAAAACTTGTCCCGAACCAACCGCCTGTGATCCCGCTCTTAACATACCCAAATATCTAGTGTCTTCCTTATCACCAAACGCAGGAACCGTAATTGAAAAATCAGCCAAGGCAACAGATGGTCTCTGCCCCGGAATCTTTAAACCATACGTCCTTGCAATATTATATATTGACGTTTTTTGTTGAGCATATTGAAGAACTGTTTCTTGAATACTTCTGTCAATGTGATAATGTAAATTATCCGCAACCGCAGCGTTTAGGTCCAAAAAAACCGAAAATAACGCAGCGTCATTAACGTTTTGAATTAATTCGGGGTAATATGTGCTAACATATCCAACCAACTCATCTCTTAACTCTTGAAAGTCGCGAGGAACATATGATATTTTTTTATTTGCCATAATATTAAATATTGATAATTACAAAATCACTAGGACTAAACACATCAGATGTAATAGTATAATCTATTCTAACTCTAGCAGTATATTCCGATGTTGCTTGATTAGGTATATACAACTCCTGATTAAATGTATTCCCAATATTTGACACCAATAAAGTTTCCTCTTCATCCGATGCCGCAGTTATGGTGATTTTGTTAATTCTTAAATTCGGTATAAATTGTTCAACAGATTTTCTAATCTCATCTTCAATACTCGCAAATGTTGGACCATCCATAGGTTCAAATATCAACTCATATAAACGAGTTCCAAATTCAGGTAAAAAATACCTACTACCCTTACGGGTTAGCAATAAATGAATTAAATCACTTCTAATTTCTTCATTACTAGTATCCGATAAATCAAGATACTTACCATTAAACGAATCCCTAAAAGGAAAGTTTATACCATATGTTATACCATTTGCCATATTTTATAAATACAACATACTAGAAAAGTATTATTGACCCATCTCCTTTTTTATTTCTTGGATTTTATCATACGTTGTTGTAACAACTTTTCTTTTGTTTATCATCTCTTGTCTCGTCTCCTCATCATAAGGACAATGACGACAACCGGATCCACAACAGGATCCCCGATCCAAATGATACTGTTCAGTGAATACTACTTTTCCACCATCCAGATAATAATGTTTTCCTTCTATAAATTCCTTCATAAATCACACCTCCCAAATAAAACCATTCATGGGTTATACAATTAAAGTTTAGATAAACGGCAACATGCCAGTTATATAAATAATACAAAATAAACGGTAAGAGTAAAACTCTAAAAATCGTACCTATCATAAACATAAATATTTTAGATAAAAAAGGGGTGGAATCCCACCCCTTTGTTAGACAGTTTAATCATTTATTTAATCTCACAAGCACCACCAGCACAAGCTAACTCACCACTCAAATCAGTATTATCTTGGGTTTCAACAACCTTTGATAAATCAATAGAGTGAAGTTTTTCAAACATCTCATAATACCTTTCTTCAGTAATATCTTCAAAAGGTGCCTGAATGTAACTGCCCCCATCGTAAGGTAAAACCGATAATCCATTATAGAAGTTTCTATTATTCCACATCCATTCACCCGCCAATTCCCATTCATCTTCTTTCAAAGAAATGGTTGCTGATACGTTATGTGAATTAGAACCTGTTCTGTGACCTGGTTTAATCCATTCTTGTGATACACGTTTTACACGATCCAAGATTTGGAATGGACTTTCAGTTCTCAAAATAGCACCTTCAGGTGATTTTTGTGGAACGGAAATAACCGCAGTGTCGTGAGGACGGAAATACTCATCTTCCACTAACTCGGGGTGATTCTCTACCAAGTAAGAATAAATTGGTTCATTCTTACCCACACGAACACGACGAACATAATAATCGTTGTGCCAAGCGTGAATACCCGATGAAGTTCCAAGAGTTAATGATGTAGTTCCCGCAGGTTTTACTGTTGTAGATCTCGCCGCAGGATTGATACCAATGATTTTCGCAACTCGCTCATTCTCTTCATTAGCCATAGTAGCCGCTTGTGTCATATCATAACCTAACACAGTTCCTGATCCAATACCCGTCATTGATACACCGATCAACGCATCTTTTTCAGTTGTTTTCTTCCAAATATCTCGTAGATAGTGAAAATCAGTATAACCCGCTTGTAATGTTCCAATGAACGCCGCCGCTTTTACTCGGGTGTTGAAGTCTTCTTGTGATTCAATATCTGATACATTTACCTCACATAAGTTACAAAACTGATATGGTCTCAAAGCGATCTCACAACACGGGTTGGTTCCCCAATCTTTATCGTTTGTAAAGTAGATACCGGGTTCTCCCGCACCTGACAACTCAACTCGTTTCCAAAGTTCCATAAAGAATTCTTTGGTGATTTTGTGACGAAGAAGAACTGCCGAGTTATTTGCTCTACCACGTTGTGGATTGTTTTCCCACCAAGAACCTGATTTACAAGCAATCATCTCATCATCATCAGCACTAAACAAGGAAATCAAAGCTGCCCTACGAATCCCACCTGCTAGTACCGCATCCGCAATATGACAAACAATATCATGAACCTCAATCGGACTTAATCTATCACCATCTTCTTTTGAATCTAATACCTTTGTGATATTATGAACACAATCTTTTAATGGTTGGGGACCCGGTGCTTTACCACCCGATGTTACCAATGCAGCACCTTTTGGTCGGATATCTGAAAAATCAAAATCAGGTGTTGATGTGTTTTGACCAAAATATGACTTCATCAATACTTTAATCGCATCCGCCCATCCTTCAATACTATCACCAACCAAGTATCTTCTTTTTCTTGTTGCCGATGGTTTTCTAATTTCAGGTAATTTATCTACGTGATGTTTCTGAACAGAATAACCAACACCTGTACCACCTAACAATAAGAACATACACTCAGCAAAACTATCCAAGTGGTCTATCGGTAAGTAAGAACAGTTATAAATTCTGTTTGGTGATATTTCAATTGGTCTTCCCCCAAATTGAAGTGATCTCATTGAAGGTAACACTTTTTTGTTGTAAACCAACTTATATACTTCTCTAATCTCTGATTCTAAGGATGGATATTTCTTAATGTGCATATCCATATTTCTTGTAACCAGTTCGTCCCATGTTTCTCTTCTATTTAACTCGGGAACATATTTGGCGTATTTCATATACACCGTTAAATCTGACAAAATCTTCTGTGAAGCGTCCATTTTAATTCTTTTTAATTGTTACTATTTTGTTTATTTCCTTCTCGAGCCTTACGTTTTTCCATAAGCTCTTTAATTCGGTCTCTTTGCTTTTCTTCTTTCTTTTCCTCAAAGCCTAGGAACGTAACTGAACTCTCAGTGTCAATCTCCATCATCTTGTTATTGAATTTACAATTCTCAAACACCACACCATCTTTACCCAATCGCGACTTGGTGATAGCAATGGTTGCCAAATCCATTTCCTTCTGTTGAAGTGTTTTGGCGATAGAGATAATTACGTGACCAACTTGTGCTTTTTTAATGGATCCACCCATTTGGTCTGTCGTAACAACCTCTGATGAAATAGATGATCTATTACCTTGTGTTGCTGTCCAACCTGCGATACTCAATTCGTGACACATTGCTTCAAATCCTCTCATCACTGAACCTTCACTTTTCCATTCATCACCAAGATTCTTGTCCGGAACCACACAATCGATATAATCTAATAATACGATGTCAATTTTTGTTCCGTCAGCAATTAATTTTCTAACTTGGTTTTTTATTTGGTTCATTGTCATAGTATCAGATGGTAACTTCATCAAAACCAATTCATTTGGCATCGAGTTTTGAATTTCACGTACCTTATCTAATACCTCATCCTTTTTTTCAGACAATTCATCAGGACTGATGCCGGTCCATATCGTGAAATGTTTTCTCTGAATAATTTTAGGATTATCTTCAAAGAAGATTTGTAGAACATTATATCCGTGAGCAAACGCTGTGTTGGCAATTTTAGTTAAGATTGTACTTTTACCCACACCTGTTGGTGCAAGAATCACTCCAATCTCACCTTTAGCTAATCCTCCATTTAATAAGTTGTCAATACCAGGTATTCCCATCGGAATAGGATGTCTGAAATCATCATTTAGAACCTCATCTAGGTTACCAAAGACATCTGACATACCATCCTTTCTCTCACCAACTTGTAACGCCTCACGTACAAGTTCTTCCAACTGATCATAGTTTTCAAACTCACCATTATCAATTACCTTTTGAGCCTTGGTCATTACTTTCTGTAATTCTTGTTGCTTACAAAACTTCAAAGCCTTTTCCTGAACAAACTGACTTCCTTCAAATGGACTATTTTTAACTTGGTTAATAGTATCCATAAGGATCTTTAACATCGTTTCATTCGGAAACTCACTCTTAGTTTGTTGCTCCAAAGTATCAAAAGATGGTGTGCAATCATACTTCTTATAATATTCTTTTATAAGTTGTATTAACGTCTTGAAATACTTGTTATCAAAATACGAGGGTTCAATTACGTCTAAAATGCTACGAGCGAAATCTTTGTCAACGATAATCTGATTTAATAATTGTAACTGAAAAGTTTGACCTAGATACTCGAAATTTTTTACTTTAGACATACGATTTTTTTTTAGCTGTTTTGATAAATATACAGGTTATAGACTAATGTTCAAATATTCTGTTGTTAAATTTTCAGATGAAAAAATGTCAGTTAAGTCTTTTAACACTGCTTTAATTTCCGGACGTACATCCACAGTATATCTAACCTTGGGTGGATACACTTTGGCATCAAAATTTCTATGACAAATTGTGTGATCGCCCACTTTTACATACATACGGAACTCCTCAGCACCATCCGTGTAAGATGTATTCATAACATTTGGATCTTCCTCAATAATATGTTTATTATCCAATAGGTAGATTACACTTTTCATCTTCAAATCATATTGAAGTTTTTCACCTAAACCTTTGAAATAATCATAAAACTCCATCGAATTTTTTGCCTTCGGATTGTAGTTTCTTACATTGAAAAATCGTTGAACTACGATGTTATCATTCAATGTCATTAGAAATTCCATTTTGGTAATTTCTTGTTCTTTTGTACTCATTTTGTTTGATTTTTTTTGTGATACATTTTTTCTTTTCTCGTAAGTTTCATAAAGGGTCTTACGAAATCAACCCACGCCTCGTCCTTTTTGGGTAAGAACTTGAAAAACCCATCTTCCGTCATCATTCGGATTAAATTCCTGTAACCCCTATCCTCGGGATCCAAGGATTCTTCGTAATAATCTCGTACTAATTCTTTCGCATCTTCTGTAATTAAAGGGTTTGACAAATCTATTATCTGTTCATTGATTTGATAATACTCTTCCCCAAAGATACCTAATTTTGTCTTACCAGTCAAAATATTTTTTAATGTATTGTTATCCTTAAATTCCTTTAACAATTCCTCACTTTTTTCTAAAATATACTTGACACTAACAATTTCAGTTTGAACTTCAGGGAAGAATTTTACCAACGTTTTTTCACCAAGTCCGTAAATACCATTGATATTGTCCGACTTGTCTCCCATCAAAATTTTTAGAGTTTTTGTGTTTTCTACAGGAACTTTGATCTCTTGTAAGCTTACCCTATCATTTTTCACAAAAAATTTTCGGTGTGAAGGATTATAAACCCTTACTTTATCATTAACTAATTGTAAATAATCTTTATCTGCCGAAAATATTGTCTTATCCTCATTCTCTGAAATCAAACAATAATACGCAATCAAATCGTCCGATTCATTGTTAGGAACCTCTAACTGACGAACAAAGATCTCCTCCAAATAAGACCTAACTCTTGTCTTCTGATCATCATATGACTGATACTTTTCATCAGTCATTGTATTACGTCTGTTTTCCTTATACTGTGGATATATTTTCTTACGAGTTGATGAATTATTCTCCCCGTCCCAAAACACAATTACTTTGTCGTAATTATTATCCTCCAAAAATTTTCTGATAGTATTCAAAAAGTGAAAAACCCCACCAATGTGCTTACCATTATGATAAAATTCTCGAACTCCGTGAAATCCAATCTTGAATAGATTGTTGCCATCAATAAGTAGGGTTTTCACAATTAAATTAGTTTAAGGATTCTTTCTCTTCTTTCAAATCAAAGTCACCATCAGATCCGATAACATCTTTCCAATACTCAGCATATTCTTTCTTATACCTTTCAACCGATGCCTTTTCTTCTGTGCTATCCTTACCCGATAAGAATCCGTGGGGTGTAACAATAATCTTACCATCATCATATCCTAATCCGTTGATGTGGTTCTTCAATACAGAAATCTTACTACGAATTGCGAACTTAACCGTTCTTTTGTCTTTGGTCGCTGTGATCTTAGTGGTTCCCGCACCTTTTTGATTACCAAACAAAAATACCAATGATGAATTCAACCATACCGCGTTTCCACCTTTAGCCATAATTTTTGGTTGTCCAAAAGGATTATCCGGTAACTCAACCCAAGGTTGGTTAACAATCACCAAAGAGTTTTGATAATTTGAATCTGTCTTTCTTGATCCTGAAATTCTTTGGTTAATACCCATACCAATTTTGTCAGATAATACCGAAGCGTTGTGTTGCTTACCACCCTTACCATCAAAGGTCATTTTACACGGCACAGAACCCACAGAATCCCACAAGAATAGAAGATCATACTCAATCTCACCTTTCTCTTGTGCGTCCAACATATCGTTGATATAGTCGGTTATTTGCTCAATATACTCAAAGTTATTATTGAAGATGAAAAATCCATCCCAATCAACCTCACCTGTAGTTTCGTCAATAACCTCTTCACATTCAAATCCCATCAAACGAGCGTGTTCAAACGACCACTTTTGTTCGGTGATAATGAATACAGGAAGAATACCCTTTCTCTGAGCATCAACCGCAGTTTTAACCAACGCTGTTGTTTTACCCGTATCTGAGTGACCCAAAAACATATTAATATGTCCCATCGCAGGACCAGGAACACCAACCGCATCCAAAAAATCAGGACCCAAGTCAAAATAACTTTGTGGTTTGTACTTCGCTGACGTAGAAAATTTCTCTTTTACTTTTTTGAAATCCGCTTTCTTAATCGCCATTTTTTTCTTTTTTACTTATTAAACAAAAAGAACTTGGATACCCAATTTATTCAAGTATCCAAGTCCCATTAAATTAGAACGGCATATCTCCGCTCGCGTCATCAAATGCTTGTGGATCTGAATATGATTTACCACCCATAGATGTGGTAGATTCAGTTGAGTCTCCATAAACATACTTACCCAAATCGTTGTCCCAACGTGGGGTTTCGCCATTGGCAATCGCCTCTAAATATTCCGCTGGTTTTTTGGAATAAACATTAGACCATACCAACTCATCATCCAACCACTCTTTTGCTGTCACAGCATTTTCGTGTAATGGTGTTGGATCATCATACATAATGGTCTGAACATTCGTATATTCTTTACCATTACCCGTCTTAGCCTTGTTCATTTGGATAATTAAGTCACGACCTTTCTCAGCGTCGGTGATATCACCTTTTGCTCTCCAAATAGGAATAATCTTATCCAAGATACCCTCATTCTTAAAGTTGTGTTTGAATCTCCAAAACTTAACCCCATCTTCTTCGTGATCACGATCTACAACTTTTACAATGTAAAATTTACGTGAACGATACTGTTTAGCCAATTCCTTGTCAGAATCTTTACCCGTCGCCATTAATTCTTCGTACAACTCGTTCAACGGGGAACGTTCGTTGTCGTTTTTACCAGGATCAAAAAACTTTTGCCATTTTCCACCAACTTGGATCTCATGGAACCATACTTCCTTAAAAGGTGATGAACCATCAGGTGTTGGTAGAATACGGATTCTAGCTTGACCTTCTTTTGATTTTTCAGGAAGAAGACATGTGAAATACTTCTTCATTCGCTCTTCCTGCGACATCCCAGAACTAGAGGATGTTCCCGTTTGCGTGTTTTTTTCGTATTGTGACAATACTGCGTCTAATGAACTCATATAAAAAAAATTTAGTGTTTACAATTCAATAATAAAACAAAAATGAACATAGTCAAATTAAAAAAGGGGTCCGAAGACCCCTATATTTTTTTTTAAGGATACTTAAATTGATTTTGTTGTCCGTAATACATGTCATCTGTATATGAATCAAAGGTATCTCTAACTTCAGAATCTGTAAAATCTGAAATCTCATCAGATGTTAAAACATATTCTTTACCTGTTTTTTCAAAATCTTCCTCCTTTTCTTGGAAGAAATCGGTAAGTTTTTGGTTGAATGGTCCCGAATCTAAACTTCTTAACTCTAATTTCTCCTCGGGAGTTCTTGGACGGTATTTTTCTATCTTATTTTCAATTTGATTTAACTTATCCGTTAAGTTACTCATCTCAGAAACTTTTGTCTGTAAATCTTCTAATTGTTTAAACAAATCTTCAAAATAATCTTTTTGTTTTTTCTCAATAGATTCCTGAGATTTTACTAGGTCCGTAACATCCAATTCTTCAGTTCCGTCTTTTTCTTCTTTTTTCTCGTCACCAATCTTTTGAACATCTTTATCCACATCAACATCGATCACTTCAGCAGGAGGACCTACTTCACCACCAACAGGTGGGGGTGCAATAGAACCTTCGGGTTCTGCAGGTGGTGGAGGTGGAACATCTCCTGGAGGAGGTGGAACCGCCTCTTGTTCCATTATGTATTTGTTAATACGATTGTATCTTGACAATTCTTCCAATATTTTTTTCTCTACCGACATCTTATTATCCGTTTAATAATTGTTTATAACCTGTTGGTGTTTCGACTTGGATTTTTCTAGAAGCGTTCTTCACGTTATCCACTCTTTCAATTAAACCATCTCTCATACTTATTTGATAACAATCACCTGTGTCTAAATCACACACCTCAGTATAACCATTATCTAAAGTTTTTTGTGAAATCCTTGTATTCTTACCAAGGTATCTATCTAAATGTTCTTTAATATTCATAATATTATCTTTGTTTAATAAATATCTAGTTTTTTCGTTAGTTTCAAATCTTTATGTTTAATGATGGAACTAATCCTAATTTTTTTGCAAGAACCACCCCTTCATAAATATTTTTAGCCCAAGAACTATATTGTGTTTCATTACGTGATATGAAACTTAATAGTTGTGATTCTGTTAAATTGTTCGCCCAATATAGTAACCAAACGTCAGTAACTTGGAATGATATTAAAGCGGAATCAGTTGCTGTCAATCCACTATAATTCAAAACCCCTTTTGATTGGTTCAGAGAAATCCTCTTAGATGGTTTTTCAAAATAATTAACCAACATGTTAATATTGTTACTATCAGATGCAAAAGAAACAAAAGGTAAGCTATTACCGTTTGAATTTGTCAAACAGAAGTATTGATTTTTAAAGTAGGTGGGTATGTTTCCACCGTACTTTTTATCTAAGGTAACTCCCGCAAAATTATAATCATAACCTGTTAATTTTTCAGTATTAGAACTTGACATATATAACGTACAAAAAGTTAATAATCTATTAGCCTCATTTGCTGTCGCTTGTGAAATATATCTAGCCGCTTGTTTAAAACTTAACTCACTTATCAATGCATCGGAAGGTTGATAAGATACATATGACGGATCAAGTTTATTAACACATGATGCGTTAGAACCTAACGTAAATGATGTTTTGTTGGTAACGTTACTTCCAACATTAGTTATATTAACAGTGGTTGGTGTTTGATTATTTTCATCCTCCCTCTTTTTCTTCAATTTACTTAATAACCCGCTTAAGACCACTTGGTTTAACGATGTAATTTGTTTGTCCAATTGTGGCATAGAATAAATAGGTATTCTAACACCTTTAAATTGTGTTGTAAATTGTCCCGGTGCTATTTGGTGTGTTACCGACTGTATATGATAAGGACCATTAAACATCGGAACGTTTTTCAAATTAAAATACATCGTTGGTTGTATCATTGAATTACCCAATGATGTTATTTCAACTTCATAAGATCTATTTTTGTATAGATTATATAGCGATAAACTCTGTGCAATCCCTCTTTTACCTCCCGCAGCACTTGCCGTATCAGCAATTACTTTATTAGCTTCCGTTGTTGCAAGAGAATTGGTTTGAGATAGGTTAATGTTATAAAACATACCTTGTGATCTTGTTCCAAAATCCACGTTAAATCCAACAACTTTATTTGAAAGGTGATAATCATTTTTATTAACCGGTGTTTGAAATAACAAAGCATTCTCGGAAGTTCTTGTAATATCAAAACTATCATTTCCAAATCTATAATCATCAGATCTTCTCATATCCAAATGTTCTGATACTTTACCACCATATATGCAAACAATTTTTGATCGAGCTTGTCTATAATCGACGTTAAGGTGGGTACCAAATAATGTTTGTGCCAAATCTTGACTGTTTTCAGGATTTGGTTGTCCGTCAGCATCAATCAATTCTTTACTCCAAAAATTCATGTAAGCCCCCATAGGCATCATCATAAACTTATTATCACTCAAAATTTTACTAAAAAAGTCCAACACTCTCATATTAAGAGGATTGTTATTTAATAACGTCTTAAAACTAAAAATGTCAATCAACGCGGTTCTACCAATATCTCTATTTGCTCTATCCAAAAATACAACATCTTGGAACAGGGTTCTTCCTTTATAGTCGTTACCCGCAATCCACTTATTATCCAAGGTTTTCATAGTATCCCAAATCTCATATTTTGGTGCGTTACCGTCAATAATACTATTAATTTTTTGTGATGAATTAACCGTAACTATTGGAAGTTGTTTTCCTAATTGATTAAACAATATCGTAAAAATATTTGTTTGTAACTCCGTTGCAGAATTAACATAATCATCAATTAATGTTGTGAAAATATCTTTTGTCATTACACCATTTGCCAAGTATTTTTGGGTAGCATACACCTTAATTAATGGGGCACAAGTAATAACATTTGCTTCCGTAAATGCAATATTATTATCAACAAAAAAATCTGTAATATAAGAACCATCACTAGAATAATAGAACCCATAAGGTACCGTAGTTCCCGATGAATATAAACCCACATATGTCTTTAACGCTTTCCAAGCCAAAGGATTTGAATTCTCTGACTGTTCCAAAGTTACCGTTCCACTACTTGTGGGTAATGAACCATTAACATACGGACTAAATACAATAGGATCGGTTATCTTATTTGTTTGGAATGAGCCATACAATCTTCTATTAAAGTTTGATGGGTTTCCATTTACAAATAACACGTTTTGATCCAAAAATAACCTACAATTATTTGATAATTTATCTTGTTGAGCATTTGCAACTTTAGCAATAAACACATCATTAGATATCGCACCGTTAAATCGGTCAATAAACATCATGTCAGTCATTAATGCTTGAAAATTACCGAAGGTCACATCACTAACATATGGGTTTTGGAAATTACTTTTTGGACGACAAAAATCTAAAAACATTGTTTCAAAATCATCTAACACTTCCTTAGAGAATGTTGCAAACATCTCATCAATTCTTGTATATTCAAAATCCGTTTCAAAAGAAAACGCATCTTGCTTATTAACATCACTTTTGACTTTCTTGATGTATTCATAATAATCGGGTTTTGTAAACGCCGCACTAGAAAAATAACCAAAAGGACCCGAACCCCAAATGAAATTAGTCGTTGCATTATAAATTGACGGATTATTCTCAACTTGATTGTATTGATTTAAGTTACTATAACTACTTAAATTGTTTTGAGTAAATAAGAAATTAGATACCTCATTAACCGGCGATCCGAAACTTGGATATACTAAAATACTTTGTTGGTATTTTCTTGGGAATGAAGTATTATTATTTACGTCAAATGTAATGGCGTATGGTGTATAATTTAAGAATTTAACACCACCATCATTGTATGGTTGATTTACATTATTATCAACATTATTTCGTATTTCAAGTTGATTACCACAAGTTGAACCAACATAATCAGAATCTGTATATCCTGTTAATAAATCAAAACCTGTTGTAAAGTAAGTAAAATCATTTATTAATTTAGGGTAAAATCCAGCAGTAATATTAGTTAATGTAACCGTATCAGTAATTGAATTTTGTAACGTGATAGTATTATCACTTCTTGAACCATTAACAAATGTTTTCGTATTGTAACTTCTAGTAGTTGATGAAGTTGTTGGATCGTAATTTGCCGAATAATCAAAGTTTTTCCAAACACCATCCAAAATATCAACACCTTCATTTACTTGTTTCTTATATCTGTACCAAATTGAACCGTACTTAATAATCCAAGAATAAGGTAATGATTGAACCGAACCATATTTATTTAAAACCGAAGCGATATATTCACCATACGTCCCACCACTAACGAATTTTTCTCTCAAAGTCGCCAAAGGTAATGAATTTAAGAATAAATACGCAGATTGGACATACGGATATGTTTCATTACTTCTTTCACTTTGAACTCCGGATAAAATAGAATTTGTAAAAAATGGTGTATTCATCATAGATATTACCCTATCACCCCACACACCCTCGGTTGCTAATCTATCGCCCGCCAATTTTGTTGCATATATTTGTAACGGTGTTAGAATACCGCTACTATCGTATTGAATGGGTTTAAACGCCGTATAATCCAATACAGTAAAGGGTTTTGGCGCGTTTTTAGGATCTGCAGTGGCAAAATTAGTTATATAATTTATTCTATCATTAAACACTAACGTTTGTGTTGTTTTGTAGAATCTAAGTCCGTCCGTTGCTCCGTTTTGTAACGAATTAGTATTAAATGTATCCGAAACAAATGGGTATAAATCCGTAAATCCTTTTCCCGTTTCTACCTTCAATAGATCCGAAACTCTCTTTTTAGATGGCGCACTAATATTTGGTAAAACTGTTTCAATTAATGTCGTATTTCCCGATAAAACTTGAAATGGTTTGTCCGTTTTTCCAACCAAATATTTATTTGTATAATAACCTCTAATGAATTGATTCCACGAAATACCTTTACCTTCATTAGATATGTGTCTCATCAAATCAGTAATATTTCCCGGTTGTATTGAAAAATCTTTCAAGATTTTAATTAGTTCGGGATTATCATTTGCTAATGCTTTTAATATATTCTCAGTTTCAAAATCAGCAATCGTTTTATAAACCTCCTTCTTATTTGAAACATCCGTATTTAATTTATCATAAAATGACGCAGTGAAAACCCTTTCATAAATTTCATAAATAAATGAAACAACCTCTGTTATTGAATAGGTTCTATTTGTTGTTGGGTAATCAAAAGCGTTTAACGTAACTCTATTTATAGTTTTTTCTTCGTTGGTGGAACTTGTTGGATTTTGTAGAATCTCAAGATCTCTAACCGCCAAACCTTTCATATATTCTTCAACAAATTCTACTTCAGGCCAAATATCATACCTGTAAGCCTGTGTTTGATTAATCACCGATGGATCACCAGGATATCTTAACTCAAACTTTCCACCATCTGTGGTGTTTTGTGTTTCAACAAAATATTGTGGCCAAGGATAAACAGGAATATCACCCGCAGCCGTGGTATCTATATTATTTTTATTCTCGTTGTTCAGGATTGCCGACTTTCTAATAGGATCAAACCTAACATCCCAAGCCTTAGTATGAACATCATCCAACAATCGTAAGAACGCCTCTAACGATGCGAATAAAACCGCACATACATTTCTCATTGTTGGTTTAAATCCTAACCCATTGTTACCCTCAATCTTTTTTTGTAATTCAGATGTTAAGGTATCTTCAATTTGTGTTCTTACTTTGGTTGCGTTGGTATCTAACTTTTGAATCAAATCAACAAAAGTACCTTCACCTTCAAAATACATTACCTTTTGAGGTAATTTTACAGGACCCGCTTCCGAATCCGTCGTATTATCGGGTTGGTTATTGACAATACCATTTATCTTTATACTTGTATTAGAAAATTTAAGTTTATTTAATTCAATTCTAAAATTTTCTGTTTCAGCACTTGTTGGTATTCTTTTTAACCTTTCTTGTAATGTTTTTTGTTCGTCAATCATTCCCAAGTCACGAATAATCGTTCCAACGGTGATATCATTATTAAGACCTGTTATTAGTTTTTTTATATTATTAATAGTTGCCGATCCACCACTACCTAACGTTTTGTTTTCAGATAATAATTTATTATATTCCTTTACTATTTTATCAAGTATAACCTCAGCATCTTTCATACTTTGTTGAGATTGTCTAACATTCTCTTTATAGAGATAAAACTTTTTACCTGTATTATCATAATAAAACAATGATGTATCAACATACTTAGATGACCACGAATTGAGATCGGTAGAATAAACAGAATTTTGATAGTTTATTAGATTTTTCTTATAAGAATCAACGTCAGATAATGAAGAGAAATCTTGTTTCCCAAATGTGGCCAATAAATTTTCTTCAAGTTTTTCTAATTTAATCTGTAATTGATTAAGTGTCATCTCGGGGAAATTCTCATCAACCAATCTTTGAGATTTATAATCTTGATAAACTTCTTTTAATTTTTGTAATCCTCTTGACGTTACAACTTGATTGACATCTGTATTAGTATTTCCATTAGTGAATAACGCAGCGTTTTGAGCCTGTGTATTAGATGGTGGTGAAATGTTATAAGTTGTATTATACATATGTGGTAATGCAAACAAATATGCCACCGAAGTTTCGGCTAAAACAGAGTATTTGTAAGCAACAAACTTAAGATTAACAGTATAATCACCCGTGGATCCTTGGAATGACGCTTCAAAATTTTGTAATATTAATTCATATCTTATAGCTTTACCATAATAACCCTTCATTGTTAAATAAAATGTTGGGTATGGTAAGTTAAAAAATGCAGCATATGGTGAATTATCACCTTTTTCAAATAACGCTCTACCCTGCACGTCAATTAACCTAACATTAACTACCGGTGTAAAACTCCTATCATTAGTTACCGTTATACTTTCAATACCTAATAGTTCAGTGTCCTGTATATTACCCGTTGTTTGATACCTTTCAATAGTGTTATTACCTTGTGGGTCTTGGAAAACTCTACCTTTTTGAAAGTTTTGATTAATTCCTTGACCTTTCAAACTATTTTTTCCTGTAATCTCATCGGTATATTCGTTACTAAAGTATCCTTTACCACCAGGATTTAAGAAATTAATTTGTGCGATTTTTACGTTTCGGATAGAATCGTCTAATGTGGAACCTTGAACAAGTTTTGTTCCCGGTATTACACGGGCTTCCAAATTAGCATACATGACAAGTTCTTCATGATTTACCAATCGTTCATCATAACTATTCCCATTAGTTCCAACCGTTTTATTAGGATCAATAATAACTATGTTGTCGTAGTCAAAATCTACTAGTATTTTTTTATCTGCCATAATAGAAGAAGTAATTATTCAATGCCGCGTTATAATCTTGTAGTGTCGCCACCAATGGAAATGGAACGTTTATTGTCGTACCATCGGGTATTGACCATTCTAAACCACCAAATTGTGGATTTGCTTGTAATATTAACCAACCAAAAAAAGGTGTGCCATAATATTCCTGTGATATCTTATCCATTCTACTTCTTCCTACACGATAAATGTATCTTTGATCCGAGTTTTTAGGTCTCAAAGGAACAAATGGGACAACGGTTTGACCACCATTTACTTCAAAATCCACATATCTATTATAATATTGATAACTCATAGTTTAAACTTCTTTTTAAGATTGTAAGGATTATCAGTATCGGCATCATTATTAGAATTAAACAATTTACTCAATCTTGTTTTATCATCACTACTTGGTGTAAAATCAGTCGTATATGAACAAGTCCTATCAACACCAACGTTTATACCAACAACATTTAGAATGTCTTTATTAATTGTGTTTTTATTATCATCAACAATACTTAATTCCGTATTATAAGCACTTTCAAAGACCGACTTCACCTTACCAAATTCATCATTTATTATTGTAAGTGAAATAGGATCTGTGATACCGTTAGTGATTGCACTCATAAAATTAGTATAATCATTAATATAAACACCACTCATTAACATATATTCTAACTTAGATTCCGGAGTTGTAAACCCAAATTTAGTAACAGGGAATATTTCAGAGTCAAATTTGAAGCTTTGAGTCACATAAGGTGGGTAATCCCCATCAGTTAAAGTAGTTATAAATTGATTACAATAGGTTCCTATTGTTGTTAAGTCAGTAGTCATTACCGAAAGAGTTGAACCCGTTATTTTATATAACTTCGGTTCTCCCTTTTCAATGAAACCATCTCTTTCAGTTAATACATAATTCAATTTATCTATTGTAAATACATAGTCTTGTTCTAACGTATTCAATGATTGAATTGATGTGGTAAGTTTAGTTAAAAACGTAGGTGCATATCCACTAACATAGTTTATGTAGTTCTGTTTCAAATCTCTAACTACACTATTTTTAACATTTCTGTTTTGTTCTAATGTGGATATTTGAGATAATGATCCATTATTGATTTTACTTTGTAATTGTGAGAAGAAAGAAACATACCTGGATTGAATATTTACAGGTGATCCAAATAGATTAACATCTTGTGGTGACGTATATTGATTGAACTTACCTGTGTTATATTTTAGAACATTCGTAACGTTTTGTAATACCCCATAATTATAATTCTTAAGTGTATCGTTTAAGAAATTATACACACCATTATAATAATTTTTAGACTGTGTAACAAACCCATCAAACACTTTAGTATATGATATATTACCATAAACCACGGTAGATGTTCCCGACGTTGCCGCAGAGGTTGTAGTACTCTTAATTTCACCAATTGTTGCACCACCAAGTGATGTGGAAACCGGAGTTGCTTGTGAAACCGATGTGGTTGTCTCAGTTTCAGTTAAACCTAATGCACCAATAAATTGTTGATTGAATTGTTCTCTATCTTCCGTTTTTTCAGCTCTTTCATCATACATCTCAGTATTTGCATAATAATTAAACGATAATGCGTTTTGTAATTTTTCAATTGGTTCTTTAAGTCCCGAACCACCAATAAAGTTAAAACTTAACGTAACATCACAAATCATCGGTTGCATACCAATACCTTCGGGATTCAAATCAAAATTTTCAAATTTGAAACTTAAGTTTGTTGGAATAATTTTAGTATTATAGAAATCACCAATTCTTAGCACCAACACAGGTGGGGCACCAAACGCGGTGTTTGTTGCAACATCCGTTACAGGTTTTCCATCCAAACCTATTGTTGGTATCGTATCACCCGGTCTTACACATTGATTTAAGAATGTCAATCTTGAATTTAATCCTTCAGGTGTCATTGAGTGAAACGTTGGATTAAAATATTTGATCTTGTCTTTGATTGAATCAAAAACAACAGGATCAGTACTTTTCAATATATCAAAATAGTTACACTCAGATAATAAAGATCTAACAATTCTCTTACTAACATCATTTTTAATTTTTTGTTGTATGGTTGTAGTCGTTACAGGTTTTGGTGCTTCCAATGGTAATTGTCCTGTTGTTTGTTCTTGCTTAGGTGGTACCGCACTTATTTGTGGTGGTGGAGGTGCTTGAGGAATATCACCGGGAACATATTTAATATCCTTAATTGCAACTCTTCTACAAGCAGATGCTTGAACGGAAAATATCTTATTGTATGGTATATTTTTAGTATCTAAGTCAGTACAATTATAACCCTGTGATTTAGTCCCTTTATTGAAACTATATAGTGTAGCACTTGATTCTTGCTCACCTCTCGCAGAACCCGAATCAATTTTCAATCTTCCCGAATCTATGTATGAACCCAAAACATTTTGGAAATAATCTTTAACACTATCAATTCTTCTTTTTGACAAATCAACGTTGTAACTTATTGTTGCAGGTGCGGACGCAGAACCAATTAAAGTAATTGTTATACTTTTAGCAGTCCCGTCATCCAAAACTTTCTTTATCTCGGGAACCAATTTATTACCAACAGTTGTGAAGTTATCAATAACAATATCATCAAAGAAATTTTGCATCTCAGTTTGTGTATTATTTCTTGAAGCAACTTCAATGAAGGTTGTTTCCTTACTTAATAAGAAATTATATTCAACATCATAAGCACTCGTTGTTTGAGTTAATCTCGTATTTGGATCGGGATAATCGTTGTAAAAATAAAAACCTAAGTTTTTAAACTTATCCCAATTTAATTCAGATGGTTTGGTTTGTTGAGGAATAATTGGTGCCGGTTGTGATTGATTAATCGGTTGTGTAGATTCCTGTGTTGCAGGATTTTGTGGTGTTGTTGTATTAACAATTGATTGAAAATATACCAAATCCGATGCCGGTATGGTATTATATGTTTGAGCCAATTCATACAAATCATATTCTTTACAACCCGCGAAGAAAGAATCAACGATATTATCAGCAGTTTCTCTATCAGTATTCGCCAAAACCTTATTAACAATAAGATTTAATATAGATGGGTGATCCACCACAATCTTAAATGATAATTGACCCGATCTTGATGTGTTTTTATAAGTATAAACAGGTTCAGGTCGTCCAATAAATGTATTTTCATTAAACGACGGTCTTGAATCCTCACTAAATGTTAAACCATAAGGTGGGAACCACATTATTCTACCCCCATTAGGACCTCTCTCACAAGCAGGAAGGTCCGACACTCTAAAACCTTCTTTATTTGACGTTCTCCAAGCCAAGTTTTCAATACTAAACATGTATTTGGTAACGTTTTTCTCAACTGCAGTTGGATTAACGTTGTTACTTGTCGGAACAATATTCAAATTATATGTTGAAGTTATTACAGAATTAACAAATTGATAGATACTACCTTTTTGTTTCTGTAAATTTTCATAATTAATATATGGTTTGTCCTTAGCAAACACCCTACAATATTCTCTACCCGCTTCCGTTCCCGACGCATTAGTGTAAGATATCACCCTAGAACCCTTAGTTAATTCCTTATACCCATCACTAAATACTTTAGATACTTGGTCAATTGCGTTACCAACGTGGTTAAGTCTCTTAGCACCATCGGGTTGTGAATCTATTAACCTTTGAGTATCATCTAAAATACTACCCGGTCTAAATTCATAATTAGTTGATTTACCCGCATTGAATTTATCACTAATACTATTAAATGTTGGGTTATTTGTGGTATAATCACCACCAGGTGCTACATTTTTACCCGCATTTTTACTATATTTCGGTGATACCCATGTGAACCCTCCTTGAATACCCCCCGCATCCTCATAAGATTTACCCGCAAAACCGTTTTGGATTTGTATATTATTTTCATAATTATTACCCAATACTTCAGGTCCATATACAGGAGCATTAACTTCTCTACCCGTTTCATCTTTTGGTATAGCACCCGGAGGTGATGTTAAAGATCCCGGATCTTGATCCTTTGAACCAACATAAAAGTTTCCTTTAGTTAAGTTTGATAAATTAAACGAAAATATACCACCTACGGCATCATCACTAAACGCGGGTCTAAACTTGTTTTGTTCAATGTTAGATTGTAGTTGGAATTTTTGACCCGATCCTGTATTTTTTAAGAATAAATCCGACGGTGTTCTACCTCTTGACCCTCTCGTTCCAAACGCCCCCGCAACCGCAGCACCAACAACCGTTTGTTGTGTTCTACCAAGGTTGTTCTGTGTCATATCCTCATCAAAATAATCACCCGGTATCGGTGATACAGGATAGTAAGTTCCTGCAATTCTGTTAAGAATATCCGCCATTTTACCAATAGCGTTTGACGGAACAGTAATTGTCCAATCTTTTGATACTATAGGTCTTTTACCCGCCAAAACTTGAGCCACCTCAAATGGATCTCTAAGTGACTCTAAGAATGTAAGTCTTCCGATTGTTTCGGTTCTAACATTTTGATCAACCCTCGCCTTTAAATTAGCCTTTAACGCAACCCCAATATCAAACCTTCTTGGTTCAGAATCCAAAGATAATGTACCATCCGACCCTTGTGGATTACTTGAAAGTAAAACCGCATATGGTGAATATAATGAGGGTCTAAAACTAGGTGGACCCCAATACGGTGCCAAAACACCTTTAGACCTTTGTATTAAACCAATATTATACGGATTTTGAAAACCTCCGGGAGGTCCGTATTGGTTGATAATTGACGATGCTTTTTGATAGGATATACTATAATTCTCAATAGCATCGATATATGGGGGAAATGGTCCATATTCCCCCTTATTAGGTCCCGAACTTACAACATTATTATAATTTATAGTTTTATTAAAACCACCATTAGGACCAAATTCATTAATCTTATATAAATTATCAGAAAAAGGACTGTTATCTATTAAAACATCAGGAGAATCAATTACACTATAATCCTGTAATTCGGTTGGGTATGTAACCGCACCACTTGGTGGTGTATATACGCCTGGTTTTCTGTAAGGTTTAAGATTCCTTACAATTAAACTTTTTCTAATGATCTCGGTTGCATTAAACGATAACGGACTAGTTCCCATCAATAATTCATTTTAATATAAATAGATTAGTAGCTATTTTTTTATTGACCCGGCGCGTTATAAACATCAGGTTCTTTTAATACTGCTTTAACTGCGTTTGAAAATTGTAAATTTTTAGCATCTATTTGACCAACAACTCTATTATCTTGCATAATATCCACCCTACCCGTTAATTGGACAGTAACGGGATCAACTCTAACAGTTTCCGGTTTCTTAGTTTCTTTAATACCTAATTGTTCTATAAGATCACTAACAATACTTCCAACCGCAGGAACAACAATATTTTCTTTAGAAATTTGTGTTTGAAATGTGGATGCAAAATCAATTGAGGATATTCTGTCAATACTTTTACTAAAGTTTTCAGAAAAATCAACAATAAAGTCGTTAAGAGTTGTTCCAAACTTATCGTTAAACCCTTCAAGGTCACCCTTAACTAAATCCTTTATTGCATCAACACCACCGGTTTCAAATCTATCTACTAATTGTCGTTGATCTCCGGGACGAAATGCCTGTCTAACACCTTCAGTAACAATTCTTTGACCTCCTCTTTGTATTTCAATAAGATCTTGGAACACTTTACTACTAGCAATCCCCGACACTCCGAAACCAACTTTAATCGCTGTCAAATTATTGTTCATCATTTGTTGTGTTGATAATTGTTCCGCAGCAAAATCCTCTAAGGTTTTGGCACTTGTTGTTTGTGCTTTTATCTTTTCTAAATCACCTTGTTGTAGTTGTGAAACCAATCTATCTTGACCATCAACTTTAACCGTAAAACCTCCTTTAATCTTATCAAAATTAGCAACACCCGACAAAAACATTTTTGTTTCTTCGTCAATTCCGGCAACTTTTAATTCTTTTGATACTTCATTAAGTTGAGCCCTTGCCTTAGCCATTTTAACCATGTTATCATAACTAAGTCCCGTTTCTTCGGAAATTTTCATTAAATCTCGTCTAGCAGCTGGAGGTATCTCAAATTTACCGGTTTCTTTATTCAAAAAACCCATTCTTTCAACCACACCACCAATAGCTTCTTGTAGTCCTTCAGTGTCTTCTTGTGCCAAATACATCAACCTAAACGGATCTGCTAAATCACCAACAGCAACCCCTAATCGTTGAAATGTATTTACCGCACTAATAGCACCTTCAGGGTCAAATACTTTTGACGCAAAATTAAATACGTCGGACATATCAATCTTTAGTAAAGCCGCTTTTGCCGCCATCCTTGCCAAACCATCAACACCCGTTTGAAATCCAAATTTATTAGCATTTGATAAATTATCACTAACTTGTTGAAATACTTGATTTGTATTTGCTCCGAATTTTCTAGCTTCAGATAATATGGTTAATGTGTTTTCACCAAAATTATTCATGGATTCACCAAAGTCAGCAAATTTTACAAAACTTTGTGTAATGGATTGAATACCTAAACCGGTTGCTGTCGCTGCCGCTTGGATCTCAACCATATTTTTAGCACCAACAACAAAACTATATTCAAGTTCAGAGGCGATATTAGAAATTATGTCAGCCGCTTTTTGTGTTAAATTAGCAACATCGGTACCTTGGTCAATAACCAAAGCCAAATCTTTAGATGCGTCGGCAATAGTTTTGGAAACCTCTCTATAAGTTTCCCTATTGGCAGTCATGTTCTTTTGAACGGACAGAGATTGCTCATCAAGATTTTCACGAAATTCCTGCAGATTTGCAAAAAATTGTTTGGTAAGAATGTCGGCCAATCCTTGTCCATATTTATTTAAATCGTCAAAAATATTTTGTGCCATAAACTTTATTTACAATAAATATTGATTAGTTAGTTTTGGGTGTTAAATCCGTGACCAACTTGTTCATCAAATATTTCCTAAAATAAGTGGGCATACGATAAAAATCTCCATAAGAAACATGTAGATGCTTCGCCAAATAATAAAATTCGTCAGATAATACTCTGTTATAATCAGAAGAAAGGGCGAAAAAACTCTGCCCCAAAGGCGATATTCAAATCTACCTTTTTTCCGGATGGGGCGATAACTGTTTTCACAAGATCCAATCTTGGTTCATTTTCATTAATGAATTTTTTAATGTATTTAGAATCCATAATAGGCATAGATTCAATAAACTTAATAATATTTTCAGGGCTAGTATCATCATTAATACTAATAATTGACTTAGCCAATCTTGTAGTCACCGTAGGTGCTTTACCCACAGGATACATCGCATTCATTCTATCCAACTCTGTCATATCACCCAATGTCAATGGTTTTAATTTTACCTTCACTTCACTTCTTGGTAAAGTTGTGGTCCATGTCCCATCCTCATTAGGTAATTGATTTGTTCGTTTAATATTTAACTCATCTAACATCACATTACCCTTAAACTCATTACCAGTCTCGGGGTCAATTAATTTGAATGTGTATTCGGGACCAAACGATGTGTTCCTTAAAAAGATAAGAATAGCTTCAATATCACCATTTAACAAATCTTCGGGTCTAATTCCCGGTTCATATAATTTTGATCTAATTAGTGTTGTTACTATGGAATCGGAAGGTGCCGACATAATTGTGTTTTCATCCGAAGCGGTCAAATATCCCACTTTCACAGATTCCTTTTTATTTTTATAAAAAATTCCTCTTGATGGTAAAGGCACCACATCATGTGGTAAATTAAAATCAATTTGTCCGTATTGTGTTGCGTCTTGCATAAAAAAACCGTAGAGTTTGGCTCTACGGTTAAATATAGTGTAGTAATATTTTTAGTAAATAATTAATATACCAAGATACAACGATCCATACGTAATGAACAAGATAGAGTCGCTAACTTATCATCACTATATGATGCTTGTGACCAAGATACATCAGTCAAGAAAGTATTTTCAAGTATCCACTTTTCAACAACAACACCCGTTGGATCTAACATCTCTAAGTCAATGTTTTTCTTATAACCCGCAGCATAACCCATACGACCTGTTACAGATTCAGCGTGCAAACGAACCCACTCCATTAATGCCTGTGTTGCCGATGGCCCAATAGGATCCACAAAATCAACTTTAATCGGGTCCCAATTGAATCTACCCGCAACGAATGTACTTGTATTTAAGAACGGTATTTCTGTACTACCTATTTTTATTGCCGGTCTTCCCGAACTCTGAACATACCATTCGTTAATACCCAATGAAGAAGGGAATCTTAATATAAATCGGTTATTCCTTTTGGGTTCATAAGGAATAGGCATTTTCATTAACAAATCAGCCATATCTTTAAATTTTAATCTTTTTTAGTTTTATATATAAATACTCGTCAAAAAGTTTTTCTATTTACTTTTTTTTTTGACAAACTATTCTCATATTAATATTTCTTTTTTATACCTCCGGTCGTTGAATAAGTTGTTAAATCAACTCCTTCGGGTTTATTTTTTTCAAAATGAGTTTTCATTTTTTCAACGTTTCTAATATCATCATCTGAAAATCCAATCATAGGTATGAACTTATTAGCAATCTTTTCTTTCATGAAAGCTCTTTTATGAATTTTCTTAGCAATTTTTTTAACGTGATCAATAAAATCATTCATAGCATCAATTTTACCCTCTTCGGGGTTTGAAGCACTTCCCGAACCATAACTAACTGGTGAAAATTGACACATATCTAAATATTCACGAATAATTTCATCATCCGACATATCTTCCATATCATCAATAGATCTGTAATTTCTTAGATTTTTAATCAAAAGTTTTTTATTAATACCATTGTGATTTGATACTATCATATTATATACCGATTCTTTCAGAGTATCGGGTTTGTGACCTCTAGCCGTTATAATAGCAAACACCGAACCACCATTAATCGCTTCAATAAAATCATCCCAAGCCGGACCAGTATCGGCAACCATTGAATCAATCAAAAAATCCTTATCACCTTCAGTTCTAAAGTTTCTAAATGGGTCATCTGCAAATCCTACAATAGTTCTACCTTTATATTTAAAGGGTTCTTTACCAATCTCTGTTCGGTACTCAGCAAAATCCTCCGTTCCCATAGGTACTTCATCCCCATCCTCATCTTCTAACATGATTTTGGTCGGCATATAAAGTAAATTATCATCCCAATCAAAAGCATAATACTTCATGTCAGGAGTTCCTTTGTCACCAATCCCCTCGTTAATGTATGAGGGAATTAGTGATTTTAGGATTCTATTTTTTAATAGATCTTTCATTTATTAGATATTTTCAAAAGACGCACCTGTTGGTGTAATTAAGAACTCGATATCAATGAATTCCAAAGATTTAGTTGGTTTAATATAAACTTTACCCACCAATTGGTTTCTATCCAAATCTTCGGGTGAAGAACTTACCGTAACTCTGAAATCATATAGACCTCTATCTCTTCTAATTGAATCCAAAATAGGATTAACCGCATCTAAGAAATCTTGTCTAACTTTCTCATCGTTTTGTTCAAACAACAATCTAACCGCAACCGCTGAAATTAATTTACGAGCTTGTAACAACAATCTTCTAACATTTAATCTGTCAAGTGCTGATTGTGCAACTTGTAGTGTTTTATTACCCCAAATTACAGTTCCAACATCTGAGAAAGTTGCGATAGGATTAATTCTTCCTTGATACAATGTATCTCTATCTGTTTGAGTTAGTTTTCTTCTTGCTTTTACCGAATTAACCAAACCTCTAGTATAACCCGCCGATGCGAACCAAGGGAAAGCTATATTATCGGTAAGTGCTAAGTTTCTACAAACCTCACCTGTTGGTGGAAGATAAATTTGTGTGTTATTAACAGTATCTCTAACTAAAATCCAAGGATAATAAGTTGATGTATAGTTAGAATCAATACCAGTATCATCCAAAGTATTAACAGCTTCAGTCGGATCAATGAAATCTTGTGAATCCACCGTTGAAACCAATAGGTCAATATCGGGAGTTGTTGTGATATAGATCGAATCCGCTCTATCTTGCTCAACCATCTCAATTGCGTTTTCAACTAAGTTACTGTTATTTACATAATCAATACCCGGAGTTGCGAATACGTTAATATTAGTTGCTTCAGGATTTGCGAATGTTTGAATACCAATTAAGTAAGCATAATAGTCAGTTGTTGCATAATCGGTAGTGTTATTACCATATGTATATGGTCTAAACGCACCCCAACCAGTTGCCGATGGATATCTTGTATCACAAGTAGATGAAACACCTTTCTGATATCCTGTACCACCTAAAATAAATTCATCACCATTAGATCTTCTTTCTCTATAAATGTCCCAACCATCAAAACCACCTTGAACTAAGAATGTGAATTTACGTGATTGTATTTTATAATATGGATTAGCGGGATCTGTTGGGTCTGTTGTGAAACTTGTTGATCCAACTTCAAATGCCGATGTTCCTGAAGATAGGTATGAATTTGCGATAGTTACTACCGTAGCACCACTATCCATGTGGAAACCTTTAGTTTGATAAGTCCAACTTGATGCCTCATTACAAATACTTGTTGGGTTTTGTTTTCCTTTATATTGGAACAAATCGGAGTCAATACCCAATTGTGATGAAAATCCTAAGTAAGTAGTTCTAACTTTATCACCACTTGATGTTGTTGAATTATCTGCCGAACCTGTAGCATTTCCAAATGGTGGGTTGTAAATAACTTCACCAGGGAAATCATACTTAGTTTTATATACAGGTTGTGGTGGTGTGTTTGATGTTGAAGAATAGGTTCTTTCAATTAAACCTTCAAAACCACAAGGAATGGCATCTACAGGTGCATCATAATTAAGCTCCAACATAATAAACTTAGAGTTTAATTGGTATTCACCATCAGAGGTACCAACTTTAACACCAATGTAACTATTTTGACTAGGATCCATTGTACAGTTTGTGAATTTCTCCAAAATAACAGGATTTGTGTCCGTATCGTAAAAATCCCTAACAGCAATATCAAAAGTTAAATTATTGAACGACATATTCAATATTGAAACTTTAACTTGTGTATTAGCAGCATTACCATCTGAAATTGTAATTACTTTGAAAAGTTCATACACCTGATTACCTCGAAGTTCTGAAACCACCCAAGGAGAACTTGGTGTTTGGTAAGGATCTAAGAAATAAGCCATAGTTCCTGTTGTGTTAGCAGCTCTCAACCCCGGTAACTGAATTAAACTTGTGCTTAGTCCTCTAATGTAACCTTTATTATAACCAAAATTCAACAAGTTAGGATAAATTTCTTCTACGAAAAGAGGAACTACTGTTCTGTCTTTACCAAAATTATCTTTACCCAATACTTTACTCAAATAGTTAGTTCCTGTTTGTTGCATTGACGCAGTTAGTGTGAATGGTGTGGAATTTGAAGTTGTTAAACCTGAAATTTGGAATTCTGTGTATGGATTTTTAGTTACACCGCTATTTACATCTACCAAATTAACATTTGATTGAGCACTTACAACAAAATCGGGTCCCGCAACTCCGGAACCGTAATTAGAAACACCTCTTGATCTCAATGTTGCAACCACCATATTATTATATGCTGAATATGCAGTACCTGACCAACCAAAAGTTTGTCCCGAAATCGTTCCCGTGTATGATGTGTAAGATCCAGCACTTAAACCTCCCGACAATGAACTTAAGAAAGTTACAAAAGAACGACCAACATACGCATTGCCCGAACTGATATTAAACAATGAATAATACCAAGGATCATTTAAATAAGATGTGTAATCCTGAGATGATGCGTTTGTGTTATAAACACCTAAAACGTTTGTTGAAGCCGTGTAAGCACCTGATGTATATGTTGTGTTAGTTGCCGATGGTAAACTACCAAAAATATATGATGTTGCACCTGAATTAACTTGAACAACCGCAGCGGTATCATTACCAAAAACCGTTAATAATAAATTTTGTAAATCTGTTGTAAATGTTGAAGTACTACCATCTATTTTAGTATATGACGCATTTACGTCTGTATATGCTGACAATCCGTTTGTTAAAATATTTACAGTTCCCGTTGAGTTAGCACTAAATGTAACTGTGAATCCAACAGGTGTATTACCTGTAATACCAATTGTTGATGTATTTGGATTTGCAATCGTTTTGATAGTCCAAGATGGTCCTGCATCATATCCTGATAGACCTAATATTCTTGATACAAATAACTGATTTGATTGTTGTAAATATGATTTTGCAATATATGCCATTTCATATTTAGGAATTTGTGTGTTCACAAATTTTTCTGTTGAAGTTCCACCGAAATATGTTTCATACTCATCAAAACTAGTGATAAAAATTGGTTCGAAAGCGGGACCTTTTAGTGCCTCACCAACCAAACCCAATGTTGTAACACCAACACTTTGAGCAACAAAACTTAAATCCCTTTCTGAGGTATAAACCCCAGGTGAAACGAATACCTTATTTGCTGTAGCCATTATAATAAAAGTTTTTTAATTTATTTACCATAAATACTTTACTTTTAACCAAAAACCGAAGATAATATAAAGTTCATTATCTTTATTTCTACTAAAAATATCTTTTTTTGATATTTAACGATATGGATACCGAGAAAGTCAAAAACGTTAAAATAAGTAAGACCTCACATGATTTATTAAAATCATATTGTGACGACCGTGGATTAAAAATTTATAAGTTTTTGGAAAAACTAATTAAAGATAATTGTAAATCTAAAAAAGATTTATACGGTGACAATTAAACTAATACTGTTTTATAAACAATAAATCCATTTTGACCCGAATCTGTTAACACAACATCGGTTCTTAGAACATCCCCCGAATTTATCTCAAGAATTGGTGTTGTAATGAGAACATTATTAATGTAAGTTGAATACGATGATATATTACTTGAATCATTAACACTCATATTCACTTTATATTGTATGGTTCTTGTATCTGAAGTATAAGATGAATTAAAATTAATAGTAGTTTCAAATGTTTCAGGATTATCGGGATATTTTTTTCTTTTTTGGTTTGGTTTTTTACCATCCAACTCAAACATAGTGAATTGTCTTGAAATTGCCGGTTTTACTTGGAACTCGTTTTCGTCCAAAAGGAACCCTTGTAGTGTAAAACTGTATTTTTGTAAGTAGAATTTTCTTTTCTCAACATCCATAACCGATTCATCAACAATATCACCCCTTAATATGGGAATATAATGTCCTTTTATTACGGTATAAGCTTGTCGAGATGCGAATTTTTCTATAATAACTTTATTGAAAGAATTAACTTCTCTCATTCTGTTACATATAATATAAACGTTATATGTTATATCAATCGGAACGGGTTGTGGTATGGAATAAACATCAACACCTTTTCTAGTTCCATCCCATGTTGGAACCGCAACGTATTGATATTGTCTTCTATTAGGAATATTGAACATTCCACCATATGTTTGTCCAAATTGTACCTCGGGAACTCTAACCACAGTAACAAATGGTAATGAAACGTTTTTATCCAAGTCCTGCGTATCCCAAGTTTGTGTAAATTGTGCCCAATTTTGAGTTGTAATAATAAGATCTAAAGTAGGAACAATTTTTCCTTCACTTATAATTTGTAATTCATCCTTAACAAAATCCAAAAATCCTCTATCTAAGTCCGCATGAAGTATAGATTTTGGTAAATATGTCCCATCCTCATTGATTTTATCAAGAAGTTCTTGCCTTCTAGCCGGTCCAAATTTGGGTTCAACTAAAGGTAATGTTGGTATTATTTTCTTAGGTAACGCCATTATTATATTCCATTAAATTCATTTCTATTAACAGGTACCGCCACGAATGTTCTATAAAAAGGTTTATATCCGCCATAAGTATGTTTCAAATCTGAAGTAACACGACCATCATTAGCTACACTATAATACCTTACTTTTGATTCCGTTTCATAATATGCAATATAATCACCGTATTCTATATCAATACTTAATTCATCCAATTCTTTTTGATACACCGAAAACGTCATGTTACCTGGTTCCATTTGATCTAACTTACTGTTTCCAATAAATTTGTTTTCAGGTGCAACAATCTTAACATACGCTTTGAACTCCACAGGGGGTTGATAGGTAATACCACCTTCGGGTGCTTCACCATAAACATCGTCTTTTTTGGTTTTACTTTTATCCACTTTATATAAAACCAAAGTAAAGTTCATATCACCTTCCAACCATTCACGACCCATCTCAATATCTAAGTCGTAGTCTTCAGCTCCAAAAAACTTTCCTAATCTTGTTATCGGTACTTTACGCTCTGCCATATTGATAAATACTTGATTGTTTATTATATTTACCTTTTAAGTATGAATGAAATAAAAATCAATCAACCGCTTGAAATCAGAGCACTTGATGTCCTTGATAGTTATTCAGGGGCAAACAATTATATTATTAAATTAAAAATCAAAAAAGATACCAATAAAAAGTTCTATCCAACAAGAAACCAAGCGGAATATATCTTGGCTTATAAAGATTCCGTTCCAAAAGTTGCAAGAAAATGGGTGGAACTTGATATGTATTTTGCCAATAAATTTGCTGATGAAAAATTATTAACCGAAGTTCCAACCAAAATATGGGTTGAGAAGTTATTGGTTGAAAAAGATACGTCTTATCACATTTGGGGTAAGTATTTTGAACACGAGGAATTATATGATTTTTGGATTCCTAAATCAGGAATTATTAAAGATACTTCTGTTAAGGTTGTTATTGACTATGAAAAGTATTCACATAGACCGCCTCTTTCACACCAAAAAGAAGGTATTGAGAAATTAGTTGGAAATAAAAAATACATTCTTGCCGATGATATGGGTTTGGGGAAGACAACACAAACAATTATTGCTGCGTTGGAGACAGGGGTTGAGAAGGTTTTAATTATTAGTCCTGCATCATTGAAGATCAACTGGCAACGTGAGATTGAAAATTACACGGATAGATCGGTTGTAATTATTGATGGGAAGAAATGGGAATCCGCCGATTTTGTTATCGTAAATTATGACATTTTGAAAAACTTTCATGATCCAAAAAATCGGGAAGAAAGTCAAATATTGAATGAAGGATTTGGGTTGGTCATTATTGATGAAGCACATTATATTCAAAACACACAAGCACAAAGAACAAAACTTATTAACGATTTTGTTAAAAAAATTGATAGATTATGGTTATTAACCGGAACACCAATGACATCAAGACCAATAAACTATTATAACTTATTAAGTTTGATTGATTCACCCGTTGCAATGAATTGGATGGCTTATGTTATGAGATATTGTGAAGGTTATCAATTCAAGGTAGGGAATAGAAAAGTTTGGAATGTTAATGGTGCGTCAAATCTTGAAGAATTAAGAGATAGAACATCTCGTCAAGTATTAAGAAGATTAAAAACCGACGTATTGGATCTTCCTGAAAAAATCATCACACCCGTTTATCTTAAATTGAAATCTTATGAATATGAACGATTGATGGGTGAATATTATGATTGGTATGATAACTCTAAAGAATCTACCTCATTAACCGTACAATTCACTAAATTAATGAAGGTTAGACAGGTTATATCGGAAGAAAAAGTAAAATCAACAATTGAATTATGTGAAAACATTATTGAACAAGGAAAGAAAGTAATTGTTTTTACCAATTTTACCAACTCGTTAAACTCTATCTTATCTCACTTCGGAAAAAAAGCGGTTGGTCTTGATGGTAGTATGCCTCAAGGTATGAGACAAGATAACGTTGATAAATTCCAAAATGATGAAAATATTATGGTGTTTGTTGGGAACATTAAAGCAGCTGGGGTTGGTATCACATTAACATCTGCGGAAGTTGTTGTTATGAATGACCTGTCATTTGTACCGTCAGATCACTCACAAGCCGAGGATCGTGCTTATCGTTATGGTCAAAAAAATAACGTTTTGGTATATTATCCTATTTTTGATAACACGATTGAGGGTATTATTTATAACATTCTACAAAAGAAGAAAAACATCTTTGAAACCGTTATGGGGGATAATTTAAGTAAGGGTGATATGGTGGAGGAAATCATGAATATGATTAACACAAAAAGATAATGATATATTTATCATTATGAAAGTTAAAGTAACAGAAGATAAGTTATACCCTGTTTTCAAAAAATTTATGGAAACTCAGTTTAAGAATTATGAATGGATCGAAGATAATTATGATGTTGTTTTGTTTATGAGTCCCGGAGGAGATTCTTATTTGGCGTTGAGTAAAGATAAAACTTTATTAATTTATGCTAAAACCGCAAAAAAAATCCTTAATTACCTTCCTATGGAACGATCTATGTTCCTATCACTTATGACTAGATGGGTAGGAGAGACCTTAAATATTAAGGGTATAACCCTCTCGCAGTTTCAACAGTTGGTTTTGATTAGCCTTAATAGATAATAATAATATATTTATCATTATGAAAGTTAAAGTAACAGAAGAAAAGTTATATCCATTATTCAAAAAATTCATGGAAACTCAGTTTAAGAAATATGAATGGAGAAAAGGTAAATTTGATTCCATTTGGTTCATAGACCCTGAAGGATATGGTCACATGGGATTGTTGAAAAATAAAGAGTTATTAATCTATCGTGAGATTAAAGATCAAATTCTTCGCTACATTCCTATGGAAAAATCTATGTTACAAACACTTATGAGTAAGTGGGTAGAAGAAACCCTTCAAGTTGAAGGGTTAACCGTTCCCACTGTACCCCAATTTACAATACCGCGTTTTTATGATGGTGATACCTTTCCATTATAAGAATATTTATCAATATGAAAGTTAAAGTAACAGAAGATAAGTTATACCCTGTTTTCAAAAAATTTATGGAAACTCAGTTTAAGAATTATGAATGGAGAAAAGATCGGAATGATGACATTTGGTTTTCAGATCCTAAAGGGTATGGTCATTTGGGATTGGTACACATTAAGGATTTATTGATCTATCGTGATATTAGAAAAAAAATACTTCCTTATCTTCCTATGGAACAATCTATGTTAAACTCACTTATGAGTAAGTGGGTAGAAGAGACCCTTCAAGTTAAGGGGTTAGCCCCCACTTTGGCAAGACACGAATCCTATCCATTAGTTGATGGATCCTTTCCATTATAAGAATATTTATCATTATGAAAGTTAAAGTAACAGAAGAAAAGTTATATCCAGTATTCAAAAAATTTATGGAAACTCAGTTTAAGAATTATGAATGGACAAAAGATGAATATGGGTGTATTGATTTTGTGGATCCTGAAGGATTTGGTCATTTGGAATTGGAAAACAATGAAGATTTATGGGTTTATGGTGATATTAAAGATCAAATTCTTCGCTACATTCCTATGGAAGAATATATGTTAGAATCACTTATGGGTAGATGGGTTGGAGATACCTTTCAAATTGAGGGTATAAACACCAGTATAGAATCGTTTCCAAATTTTTAAATCGTTGAAAATGCCTTTCCATTGTAAGAATATTTATATGGTATGAAAGTCAAGGTAACAGAAGAAAAGTTATATCCAGTTTTCAAAAAATTCATGGAAACTCAGTTTAAGAAATATGAATGGAGAAAAGATGAACTTGGGACTATTTGGTTTATGGATCCTGAAGGATTTGGTGATCTGGAATTGGGAGATAAAAATTTATGGGTTCATCGTGATATTAAAAATAAAATTCTTCGTTATCTTCCTATGGAAGAATCTATGTTAGACTCGCTTATATCTAGATGGGTTGGAGATACTTTTCAAATTGAGGGTATAAACATCCTCGAGATGTGATTGCCATGGTAGGAGGAAGTTGGTGATACCTTTCCATTATAAGAATATTTATATGGTATGAAACTACTTGAGAGAAAAATACATTTACTAGAATCTTTATTGGATGGTAAGAATATTTTTGAAGCCAATTATAAAGCACAAAAATTAGATTATAACTTAAATTCATTATCAGATTTTATCGGTAAAGATACTATGGATGTTCATTATAATGGACATTATAAAACTTACCTTAAAAAATTAAATGAACTTCTACCGGATGAAAAAATGATCCCAATAGAAGATTTAATTAAAAAAATATCAAGGTATAACAAGAAAATTAGGAATAATGCTGGTGGTGTATATAACCACCAACTATTTTGGAAAATGTTATCACCAAACAAAACAAAACCATCTAAAGAACTATTAGAAAAAATTAACAAAGATTTTGGTTCTTATGATGAGTTCAAACAAAAGTTTGAAAAAGTGGCATTAGACAGGTTTGGTTCAGGATGGGTTTGGTTAATTATGGGTAAAAGTGGTAGGTTACGTGTCGTATCTACACCCAATCAGGACAACCCCGAGATGAATATTATTAGAAATGGAGGAAAAATTTTATTGGGGCTTGACATTTGGGAACATGCGTATTATCTTAGCTACCGAAATGAGAGAGACCGATATATCAAAAACTTTTGGAAAGTGGTAAATTGGGATTTCGTAAGTTCAGAATATCAGAAACTTAAACCAACTAAATAATGAAAAACTCATTTGTTCTCAACGAAGAAAAAGTAACAAAATGTTCCTATTCCGAAGTTAGTAAGTACAAAGATTTGTTTAACCGTAATCCTAAAGTAAAGTGGATTTATCGTGAAGCAATTGACAAAGCACTCGAAGTGGTGTTTAAAGATTTATGGCAAACTCACCCAAAAGGTTCCGAAACTGTTTCAGGAGTTTTTAATTTAGAAGGACCCGGTAGATCGGTTTTGAATAAGTTAAATACCAATTATAGTGCATTCGCCATATTAGTTAGAGATATCAATAAGGTATTAAAATCAAGAGGTATCCAACTTTTGAATTTTAATGGAACACAAGACGACCAACTTTTTGAAGCAAGAAAAATGGCTAAGGTGATTGACACATTCAAAGAACGAATATTCAACACCGAATCATCCACATTTAATAGTATTATGGCAACACTTAATCGCACACATAAATTAGGTGAGAATAGAGAAGATAGTGTTGTTAATTTTTTGAAAAGGATCTATGGTGACGATAATGTTTCAAAGATTGGTGGGTTAAATAGTTCTGAAGATATGACATCGGGTGTTGATGTTTTAATTAAAACTGAGGGTAATACTAAAACCGCTCAAGTTAAACCTTTCTACAAAACATTAAATGATGGTGTGACTATTAGGTTCGCAGATACTGGTAACGTTAAAAAATACGAGACAGATTACCTGATTTTTGACGGTACTAAAGAAATCTACATTATGAATAACAATCAAACCGTTATTGTTGAAGGTGAATATTCTTTTCCGAGTGAGTCAGTAATTCATATATTATCAAAGTAATTGATATTTATATGAAAAAAGACTATGGCAATTATCCCTGAACCAGAAAGAAGTCAATTATACAAAAGA